GCTTCGTCCGGCTGCAAGGAACACAGTTATACGACGGGCTACTGGGGCAGTCATTACATGGAAATACGGAGGGTGATTTAACGATGGATAAACGCATGGGACTCGAAGGAACTGCGGCATCTAAACTCGTCCAGCTAATGCGTCGGCACGGCCACAACAAAGACGTCACAATCGAGCTTGGCGAAGTGCTGACGCCTATGCCTAACTTACAGATTCGCGTTGGCACCGACGAGATTGACCTCGACATGGATGACTTAATCGTTTCCAAGACGGCGGCCAACGCGGGTCTTTCGCCTGGCGACCGCGTAATCATCATTGGCGACGACGATTCGCAATTATATTTCGTAATAGATAAGGCGGTGTAAGTATGGCGTTAGTTCCCGAAAATTACTCGGACATTTTGGATGAGGAGGAAGCGGCGGAGGCAGTCGTCGAGCCGTCGAAAACATGGGCGATTAACTTCGAAGCAGGAACGATCGGAAAGTTTATCGATGAGGGCGAGGCACTGCGCCAGTATATCCGGAAAGCTATTTTAACAGAGCGGGCGCGGTTTTCTATCTACTCGGACGACTACGGTTGCGAATTAAACGAGCTAATCGGTGATGATGTCGTAACGGAGGATTTACTGGACGCCGAAATCCCTCGCCTGGTTTACGAAGCATTGGCGTACGACGAACGCATTGAGGACGTACAGACGACGTTTACGAGGGAGGGCGACAAGTTGTTCATCAACGTCACGGTCGTCCCGGCAGATAACGACGTGGAAATTACGGAGGAGGTGGAAGTGAATGTATGAATATAAAACGCCAGAAGCGATTATGGAGGCGATGTTAGCGGACGTTGATGGTTCGATTGACAAGCGGGAAGGCTCGGTCGCCTACGATTTACTATATCCGGCGGCCATTGAGCTATCGCTGGCTTACGTCGAGTTGGACGCTGTTATGATGCTGGGATTCGCTGATACAACGGAAGGCTACTGGCTGGACTTGCGGGCGGGCGAATTCGGCGTGACAAGGAAAGCCGCGGCAAAGGCGGAAGGAAACGTCGTGCTGACGGGCCCTGCTAATACGGTCGTGCCGGTTGATACGTTGCTCATGACGGACGACGAGGAGCCAATTTATTTCGTAACGAAAGACGAAGTTACTCTTACGAATGGGACGGCGACAGTTGGCGCAGAGGCGCAGATTGGCGGAGCGGACGGAAACATTTCGCCTGGTCGAATAACGTCACTAGCACCGGGCGATTTATACGGAGTGGTTACAGCGACCAACACGCAGTCTTTTAGTGGCGGGGCTGACGAAGAGTCGGACGAAGCGTTGCAGAGGCGCTTAAAGGACCGCATACAAAAGCCGGCTACCAGTGGGAACGCGAATCACTATTTGCAGTGGGCGAAGGAAGTCGTAGGAGTAAGTGATGCGAAAGTTTATCCGTTATGGAACGGTCCGGGTACGGTGAAAGTCGTCTTGCTCAGCGAGGACAAAAAGGCGCCGACGCCGACGGTCATTGACGAAGCTAAAACATACATCGAATCGACGCGCCCGTTTGGCGCCACAGTTACGGTCGAAGGAGCGATGGAAATACCACTGAGTATTTCCGCAAAACTAACGCTTCAGCCTGACGGAGACTTATTCGCGATTAAGGCGGCATTCGAGGAAACGTATACGGAATACCTCTATGGGCTAGCGTTTACGGATCCAGTCGTTCGGTATTCTCATGTCGCCAATCTAATCCTCGATATTCCGGGCGTACTCGATTACAGCCAGCTAACGATAAACGGAGGCACGAGTAATGCCCGAATCTCGGACGGAAGGGTTGCGATTAAAGGGACGGTGAACTTTACGTGAATAATACACGCGATATAAGGCGCGCCATGCTCGACTACCTGCCGAAATACTACGAAGACCTTCGCGAGTCCGAGGCGATTATTAGTGCGGAGGCTAAAGCGCAGCTCCAATTGATGCGTGACATTGACGATGTACTGGCGCAAATGTACGTCGATACAGCTACGTGGGGGCTGGCGCGTTGGGAGGCGTTGCTCGACATAAAGATAGGCGCTGACTACTCCGTGTGGGATGCGTTGGAAGCTAGTCGCAAAGCATTTGAAGACGTTGAGACGATGAGTTGGGACAGTTTCGAAGATGCGTTTGTCGGCGATGGCTCTGAGCGAAAGTCGTCCATTAAGTCGAGGATACGCGGATTCGGCTCGGTTAATGCTGCGCTACTAAAGAGCGTTTGCGAGTCGTATGTAGGCGGAGAGGTCGAGGTTACGGAGGCGCCTGCGAGTCATAAAATCCTGATTAAATTCGTGGACGCGCGCGGAATCCCTTCGAACATTAACGATTTAAAAGAGGCGGTGGCAGAAATTATGCCCGCCCATTTAGTCGTGGAATATACGTATCGTTACCTTTCGTGGGATGAGTACGATGCTTTTGCGTGGACGTGGGATACGCTGGACGCCAAGAATTTTACGCACGATCAGCTCGAAGTTTATAAACCTTAAAAATACGGAGGTGGCGAAGTATGCCTGAATATACGCCGAAGTTAGGATTGCCGAAACCCTTAGGAAATGAAACCGTGTCAAGGGCGGCACATAACGAACTAGTCGATAAGATTGACGAGAAGGTCGGCACGCATATCGAAAATAAAAATAATCCGCACGGAGTAACGCCGGAGCAAATCATGGCGGTACCGATGCCAGGTGTAGATGGATTATTACGCCTCGGGCAAACGGTTTTAGCCGACGACGTGCTGCCGAAACGTGCAATAGAGAAGTTCATTTACGTTAGTACAACCGCCGGGAATGACTCGACGGGCGACGGTACCCGAGCAAAGCCATACAAAACAATACAACGCGCGGTCGATGCTGTCCCGAATATACACATGAACGCATATACAATCGCCTGCGGTCCGGGGAATTATCCGGAAGAAGTTCTGATTAAAGGGTTGCTTGGTGGGAACTTAAAAATCGCATTCGACGGAATAGCTCCGCCGGCCAAAGACGGAACAACAGGATTCAACGTATATTCGATTCTAGCTGAGGATTGCATGTGCTATATCCAAATTAACGACGTTGATGTTTATAACTCCTCAACTATATCGCGTAATGCGGTCATTCGCTTTACTCGGTGCATGTACGGGGCTATAAATAATTGCCGTTTTGACAGTGACGTGAAAGTTAACGGAAAAATCTCCGTTCTCTACGATGCTTCAAAAGGAAATATCTATAACAGTTTCTTTACGAACCAATATACATGTATGCGCGCACAGAGCGGTTCACAGGTCGTATGGTCTGAAAGTAATTCGCATTCAACAACGAAGAGCGATTTCGGTTTAAGCGTATCTTCTTCGATTGTTCACAAAGTCGGCCCACTGAACCTTAACGCTACGACACTCGAAACGACGGTAAGCGGAGGTGTCATTCACTGATGGGAAAAATCTTTTTAGCAGGCGACCAAATTACGGTAGATAAACTCGTAAAAACGGCGGACAGTTTGACGGGATACTTGAACGGGCAAGAAAAGTTGTCTTTGCGGGGTATCGACTGGACTACGTTCAAAGTGACATGGACTGGTGTAGAGCTAACGGAGGAAGTCGAGGTAACAATCGAAGAACTTCAGCAAGAAAACGGGGAGCTTAAGTCGAGACTAGAGGTCATCGAAGAGGCGCTAATTATACTTATGGACAGCGCTAAGTAACGAAGGAGGTACGAAGTATGTACGCATTTTTAATCGGAATGTGGACCAGGCGTAAAGTTACCGAAACGCAGATACGAAGTTACGTGCCTAAATTTATTACGGCTGAAGAGGCGGAATCAATACTCGATACTCCGCAGAACGAAGCGAATTAAGGGCGGCCAAATGCGGTCGTCTTTTTTGTGCGGGAAATTACGGAAAAGGGGCGGATTAAATGAGTAGCGAAAAGACTGGAAATTTAGGATTGCATAAATGGGCGCCGACGGATGGCGTACTGAGGACGGAGTTTAACGACAATTTCGGGAAGATTGATGAGAAGGTTACAGAGGTTACCACACAGTTGGAGGATACTGCGCGAGAAATTCAAGTAGCACCATCAGTTGTATCATCGCATTGGATTCCGCCTGCACAGCCACCTGCAAGGGCAGACATAACAGGGTATTTTGCAGATGGCTTTAACTGGAATGCTGACAAATACATTAGCACCCTTTGGGAACCTCTTAGGTTAACAGACCCACAGTATGTAAAAAGAAGTAGTTTTGGAAAAGATGCCTCAGGTACCTATGACGTGTGGAAGTACGAGTTTACCCCACCTCAATATGAGAAAGAGCTAATTATAGGGGCAGGGCTTCACGGTGGGGAAACCACAGGGATGCTTGCTTTGTATAGGTTCCTTTATCATGTGGTTAATGACTGGAAAAAATACTCCCCTTTGTCGTACGTAAGGAATAAAGTGAAGTTAACTATATTACCGATTCAAAACCCTTGGGGGATGTCTCAACTTCCAAGAGTGAGGCAAAATGCAAATGGCGTTGATTTAAATCGGAATTTTGATTCTAACGGCAATTGGGCAACGTATCCATTGAAAAATCCAGGTGACCATGACTACAAGGGGCCTTCCGCATTTAGCGAAGTGGAAACCCAATATATAAAAAGCGTTTTAGATACTACTCCGAATGCCATTGCTTATTTAGACCTCCATAATTTAGGGACGCCCGATGCTGATTTTGTGGTATATGTTCCTAAAAAAGCAGAGGTTAACCGCGAGATTTACAGAAGAGTTATGAACACAATGAAGCCTGATTCGTATGTTATGCAATGGGGGGAAGTGACAAACCCATCAAGCTATATTTATGCAGGAGAAAAGCTAGGAATGTATGCTTCCAACCCGGAATATCCGGATACTCGATTTGGGGTGCAAAAATACGATTCCATAGAAGTGAGTAAGGCAGTTGAATGGTTTGGAAATATTATTCTACAACATACAAAGTTAGAAAAGAGAACGAATGGGATCACACTTTTTGACGGTTTTGTAAATCGTTACTATTACACCTATTCAGGTACTGGTAACTCGATTGTTTTTCCGGTAGGCACAAACTATGCAGAATTGGCTCCATTTACAAAGAGCTTTCAAGTACCGACAAAAGGTATTGTATTAATAAATGGAGAAATAACAATAAGAGGAACGGATGATTCAGCACAGCATTTTGTATCTGTTTACGGGGGACAAGAAAGAAGTTTGGAAAGGACACCCGTAAGAATGAATGTGGCGGAAGAAGTTTATGGCGAGGGAATGAAGCGATTAACTTTACCGTTTAGTGCTGAAATACCTGTTTTGGCAACATCTGATACAGTAGGGTATGGTAATGTTACGGTTGGACTATCGGCAAAAACAACCGTTGGTGCAACTACCGTTTATCGCTATCGTATGAGAGTGCAATTTGTACCGTCAAATAGAAAAGACGGGTTCACCATTGAAAATATCGTTTATTGATTAATTCACTTTTGGATATGAAGATTTGGTAGTAGGTCTTAAGGGAAAATATTAATAGAAAAAATCTTAACATATCAATAATTAACTTGAAAAGCATATTTTAACAGTATATTATTAGTTGGAATATGGAGGGCTTTTATGAATAATAATATTATTCTTTTCTTATTAATTATTGGTTTGTTTTTTCCAACATCTTTAAGTGCTGAGATAAAAAATTTCCAGTCTGTTTATTCGGTAATTTTAATTCTTGTTTTATTGTGGTCTCTTATAAGAAGAAAGTATTTGCCGAAAATACCACTCTTAATTTTTCTAGGCATTAACTTTGTATTATTGCTTGCCACATGGATAACGCCGTTTAATGAATATGCTGTAGGATCTTATTTAGCATATCTATCATTAAGTATTTTGTTTTTACTGGGGTTAAAAAATAATCGGTTTACTGAAAGTCACATCAGGATATTTAAATGGATAAACATAATAATTATTATCTTAGGATTTTTAGTAATTAATCAAAATCAGATCATTATTGATTTTTTTATCCAAAATTATTCTTATTATTATGAAGATTTGGTGAGGTTTGCTTCTTATACAAAAAAACCGGTTATTATGTTTGCTTCCCACTCTATTGCTGCTTTTTACTTTTATATATTTTTCTATCTGTGTCTTGAATCCTATAAAAAGACTAAACAATTATCATTTTTGTTTATATCGATTTCTTACGTTGTGTTAATGTTGTACCTAAATTCATTTACAACTCATGTATTTTTAATTATAGCCACAATCCAAATAATTAAATGCTTTTTACCAAAGAAGCCAGTAGTTACAGTAATGACTCTAGTATTAAGTTGCTTGATATTTAGATATAGAATTACAGATTTATATCAAAGCACACAAAATGCTTTTTTATCAGAAAGTAATGGGTTGATTGGACGTTTTAAATCGACAGGTTATCAAGCGCAGAATTTAGACTACATTTCAGAGAATTTTTATAGGCCTGTCGGGTTTGGTTATTCCGACGATTTATTCTTTGGAGATTCTGGCATGGTTGAAGTTCTATTAAGAGGTTCTTTGTTATTGTTTATACTAATCTATGCAGGAGTTTTCCTTTTTTACAAAAGTAATTTAATTTTAAAAAGAGATGCAATTTTTTTATTCCTGATTTTTATGATGATGGAGATAGGCTATACAACGTTCATCTATTTCAGAAGTTTGTTTATAATTCCGTTTATTTTAGTGTATATAAATTCAATTCGATCACTGGATGAAACTCAATTAAAAAAAGGTTCCAAATTTATTCGCAAAAGAAAAAGAATTGTTTGGAGTCACTAAATTACAGTTACAGTTGGAACAAATTAAGCGGTAATACGTAAAACACTAGTCGCCCTCCCGGAGCGGCTTTTTTGCGTTGCCCAAATTTCATCGAAGGGAGGTGCGGCACATGACGGAACCATCCAGCAAGGAATTTTACGATGTGGTCACGGAAATCAAAGTAGAGCTAGGCGTTATCAATACGAAAGTCGATTATTTGAACGAAGTTAGGCATTTAGCGGAACAGGCGAAATCTACGGCAGACGAGGCGAAACAGTTATCAATGGACAATAAGGAAGATATACGCGACATGAAGGCGAATACGAAGTGGGTTTGGGGCGTAATGCTAACGGTGATTAGCTTAGTTATTACGGTAGCCATTGCGGTTTTCAGATAGGGAGTCGGCTAGCCGCGCTAACGCCTGAAGAACGGAAAACACGGCGCCGACCTAAGATAAATTATAGCACGTACAATTCGAAAGGGGAATGCGAAATGGCAAAATTAGACGGGTTACATCCGATTGTTCGCGAAGCCACGGAGAAATTAGTCGCAGTATGTAAGGAGAAGGGTATCGACATTATTATCGCGCAGGCTTACCGGTCGATTGCGGAGCAAAACGCATTATACGCGCAAGGTAGGACGGCGCCAGGGCCGAAGGTAACAAACGCGCCGGGCGGCACATCGTATCACAACTACGGACTGGCGGTCGATTATTGCTTGCTAGTCGACGGCAAGGCGGTATGGGAGGTTAACAAGGACTGGCGCACGGTTGCTGCGGAAGCTAAGAAGCTCGGCTTCGAGTGGGGCGGCGAGTGGAAAGACTTCGTCGACTATCCGCATTTGCAAATGACGTTCGGCTTATCGATTAAAGACTTGCAAGCGGGCAAGCGTCCGGCAGAAGGTCCGAAAAAGGAGACGGTCGTCAAGCCTACGCCAGCTAAGCCGGCAGCTCAACCGCAAGCCTCTATCGTCAAATATCCGGGGAAGGTGCTTAAAGTCGGATCACCGAGAAGCAGGGACGTCGAGCGGATTCAGCGCGCAGTTGGCCTTCCGGAAAAGCAAGTCGATGGATACTACGGTAAGAATACGGCAGCTGCGGTTACGGCGTATCAGAAGCGCAAGAAGCTTCCGGCTGACGGAATGGTTGGTCCGAAAACATGGGCGGTGATGTTCTGATGATGACGATTATCAAGCGGATTAAGTTTCAATACCTTTTTTCCTTCGGACTGCTGATCGTTTTGTCGGCGGCCTTATTCGTGTTTTACGGCGATGAGCAGACGCGGAACCTTATTATCGGCGCGTTGGTGATGAACTTCGGTCAGATAACGGGATCGTTCTTTCCGAAGAGGCACGAAGAATAGACGGTAACATAGCGAGGGCTTGCGGGCCCTTGCGTACATAAAAAAGACGCAGGCCTCGTATAGCGCCCGCGTCAGCAACAAATTGGGCTCTACGGGTAGCAATCGTAAAGCTACTAAATTATATCATCCACACGTCCAAAAAAGAATAAAGTAAATAATTTTAAATTTTCGATAAAAGTATTTACAAAGTAATAACTATGTTATAACATAGCATTTGTGGAAGAGATTACCACGAAAAACAAATTGGAGGATGATAGTATGGTAGCAGGAAAGTTTATCGCAGGTATAGTATTGGCTGGATCAGTGGCGGCAGGAACTTTAGTATTTACAGGAGCTGAAACAATCGATAACGTTAAGGGTCAACTAGGTAAGTACAGCGATATGATTGCGAATTACGAAAAGAGCGAAGGTAGCTTACTCTCCAAAATCACGGACATCAAAGGGAACGCTTCGGCTGCTATTGCGCAAGCCAACGATAAAATAGCGGATAAGAACGGAAAAATAACGGAATTAAATAAAAGCAAGGCGGAATTACAGGATCAAATTAAGTACTTAAATGAATGCTTGGCGAAGCTAGGCGCTAAAGTGGATAAATTGAGCGCAGATTTGAAAATTTCGCAAGATAATTTAGCGGCTAAAACAGCGGAACTGGAAGCGACTAAAACCGAATTGGCTAAGGCTAAATCTGACCTATCGGCGACTAAAGCGGAACTTGCAAATACTAACGCTGAGTTAGCGAAAACTAAAACGGAATTGGCCGACGCAAAAGCTACGATCGCCAATCTTAAGGATGCTAACTCTGGACTTGAAGCGGAAAATAATCGTTTAGAAGGCGAAGTAAATGCGGCAAATAGTAAAGTAGAAGAGTTGAAAGCGGAAGCAGAGAAAGCTGACGCAGCAGTTGCGGATAAAGCACCGTTAACGCAGGAAGAAACAGATGCGGTCGAAACCGAAGTCCCGTCCGTTGAAGATGGCGGCGCGAAATAAAAAAGAGCTGATGGCGTCAGCTCCTTACTTACCTATATTTAATTCCTTTAAATAATTATCTACGGCATTCCTTACTAACCGGTCCAGGTGATCGGCGGAGGGTGCCGTATTTTTGTTTTTAATACTTATCGTTTTTAAATCCGCATTAAAATCGACCTCTACGAAGTCCCCTTGCGCAACCTTCAGCTCCTCTAAGTATATCGACGGAATGACGACTCCCAGCGAGTTTCCGATGCGAACGATTTTCTTTTCCACGAAATCACCCCTGAGTAATAGTTTAGTTTATTTCTATGCGGAGTACAATCGGAATAGTTAAACGATACATTTACGCAAAGAATACGAATCATTTCGCGAAGTATTGCGTATATATGTAATATGAGGTAAAATTAGCTAACTAAAACGAGCGGAGGCGTTAGTATGGGATTTTGGAAACAGCTGTTCAGACCGCGTGTACCGGTGCAAGTATTAGCGGGCGGCCACGCATTAACGGATAATGTCGAGGGTAAAGGACTCGTCAATCGCATGTCAATCATGAAAGGGCGCACGTCAGGCGAAGTTGAGATCGCCACGCTGTTCGGACAGAAATACTTCAGCTTCGCCCGCATCTCCTGGGAGCCTAGCGGAAGCCGTAGCGTAGGGAAGACGGCCACTGGCGCAATAATCGGAACGGTTGTCGCTGGCCCACTCGGTACAATTGCGGGCGCAGCGATTGGCGCGAAGAAGAAAGACAACTCGACAGCCTACGTATATCTAATCGATGATGAAGGCGTGGAGCACGAGGTTCATGTCGAATGCACGAAGGATCAATACATGCAAATATCGCGAATCGCGTACTAACCCCGGCCATTGCGGCTGGGGCTTTTTTTCGTTATAACTACGTTCACGCGTCGAAATAGTCGTCCGGCAGCCTGCGCCCTAACTTTTCGAGAGCTCTGCGTAATTTTACCTCGGTAGAATACTTAGGCGAATAGTCTGCGTCATTACATAAACGTGAAACGGTCGCCCGGCCGAGCTTCGCCTTCTTTTCGATTTCCAGCTGCGTAATTCCCTCGCGATCCAGCCACCGACCAAACTTCGTTCTCCTCTTGCCCAATCCGAACATCTTTACGCCACCTTTGCATTTTTACATACATCCTCGTCCAAAAAGTCCGTTTTTATACTTCGCGCAAAAAACAGACACAACGGACAGGCGGATCCGCATAGGCTATTAACATGAAAGCGGAAGAAAGTCGTAACTGTTGAAAAACACCTACGTAACAGTTTCGGAAATGACGGGTAGGTGCGATTGTACAGGAAGGACATAGCAAAGTAATAAGGAAAGGAAAATTTGTTAAAGGAACGGAGGGAGAGGAGCGAGGGGAGTGACGAGAGGGGTTCGGCAATTAAAAAGGAGGAATTCATTATGCGAAGTAAAATAGAGGTAATCGACTTCAAGACGTTTATGGCGGGAAATCATCGGAAACAGGCGCCAAAGCCAAAGCTAAGGACGCCCATCTACGGATTCATTCCTTCAGTCACGCTAAGCAGTTTCTTGCACATGTCGCCGGAAATCGCCGGCCTGTACGCAGTAGTCATCGGAGTAGGAGCGTTCGCTATGCTGTCTCACCTTGCGGAAACCACGGCGGCAGCCTACGGATACGAAGCGCTGGCTTCCTTTATCGAAACGGCGACGCACCTTATATTTCCGGTCGCAGCGTACAGCTTTATCGGATGGTTCTTATTTACGCTATAAAATAGAAGGAGGCGGACGTATGTTACGAAAAATGATGTATAAGGCGAAGGCGAGGCGCGGACTTATCCAAGCGTTTCGAAGCGCAGGCTTATTCTATAAGAACGCCAAGGACCGGCCACTATATCCGATTATCCATGACGTCAGTATTAACGAAACCGACGAATCCCTGCGTTTTGTATTTACGCTACTGAACGGAATGGATCCGAAGGAAGTCGCTAAGAAGGAGTATGTTTTCCGCCAGCATTTCGGCAGGCATTTAGAGCTTAAAGGCGATTTGAAGCGCTATGTACTCACGATATATTCCGAAGCCATGACGGAGCAATTAACGTACGATGCGCAAGAGATAGCGGAGGTAGTACGGAAGCACGGGTTAGGTATTATCTGCGGAAAAGATCGGCTAGGGCGATTCGTCTCGTTCGACTTACGTAAACAGCCGCACATCCTTATTGCCGGCGAAACTGGGAGCGGGAAGTCGACGCAGCTCCGGTCGATTCTGACTACGCTAATCCGTACGAAAAAGCCCTCCGAGCTACAGCTTTACCTCGGTGACTGCAAGAAGTCGGAGTTTCACCTATTCCGAAATGTTGAACACGTTCAGTGCGTGCTGAGTAGCGCGAAAGACATCGCGAAGATGCTCGTTCATATAAAGAAGGAACTCGACGAGCGAAGCAATTTAACGGAGGTATTTGAAGTCAGCCATGTCGACGATTTGCCGGCAGAGCAGCGCCGCCCGTACATCGTAGTTTGCATCGATGAATTCGTAATGCTGCGGAAGAACGAGGAAATCATGGAGATATTAACGGAGGTGGTGGCGATAGGTCGAACGCTAGGGGTATTCGCCATGCTGTCCATGCAACGCCCAAATGCGAAGGTTTTAGATACGACAATCCGAGCTAACTTAACTGTGAGCATGGGCTTTAAGCTGCGTGATAAAATGGAGGCTCGCATCGTAAATACGCCAGGAGCGGAGATGCTCGAAGTCAGCGGCCGGTTTATAATGAACAGCGATAAGGTACGCGAAGTGCAGGCGCCATACCTGACGACTGACAAGGCGAAAGCTCTACTCGCCCCGCACATCATTGCGAAGGGCCCCGTCAAAGAAGTAACGCCGGAGCAGGAGCCTGCGCCACAGATAACCGAAAAGGACGTGTTTTTCGATGCCGGTAACGAAGAGAGATAAAGCGATAATCAAAGACCTGGCGAGGTTTCGCGTAATGGACCGTGATTCGATTGCGGAGCTACATTTCGGCAAGCTGAAGAATCCGCGATACTCTGCAAATAACGTGCTGCTGCGGTTGCTACGGGATGGCGAGATTCAGCGGTCGACGGCCTTCATTCCGTATTGCTACTTCGGGCCCGAGGTCAGCATGAAAAAGAACAGCGCTAAGATCGGCCATTTCCTCGCCATCCTCAACGTATATAAAGAAATCCGCAAGCTTGGCGAAATTGAATCGTTCTTGGTCGAGCCGAAGTATGGGTGCAAAGGTTCCGGGGCTGAGCCGGACATATTCTGTAAATATCGCAGGACGCCGTTCTTCATCGAGGTACAGCGGACGATTTACAGCGAAAAGTTAATGGCGGAAAAACTGGACCGTTACGTCGACTTGTACAACAGCGGGGCGATGCCGAAGCCCTTTCCGCATATACTTATTTTGTCCGACCAACGCTACGCAATCGACGGAGACTATCCGTTTAAGATATTCCAGGCGGAATCATTTACGGAGTTTGTCCGGTCGCTGACTCCGAAGAAACCTGCGCCAGTTGCTCCGAGTAGTTCCAGCGTAAAAGTAGTCATCGGGTAAAAAGAAAACCTCGCTTAACAGCGGGGTTATTTTCGTTACTTAAATTCAAAAAGTGATTCGACATCAGTAATCTCTAGCGCATTTGCAATACGAGCCAAGTGCTCACGATTTACTGTGGTGCGTTGGTTGTTGCATATTTCGCTAACGACATTCGGACGAAGGCCAGTCATTTCTGCAAGAGCATTGCGAGTGATTCCGCGTTCTTCTAATATCTCCGCAAGTTTAACATATAACATCGAAACTCCTCCTTATTCCGTTTTTATCAGTATAACGAAATATCGATATTTTGTAAATAGCCGTTGACATATCGATATAACGATATATACTTATATTTATATAACGGAAAGGAGCGAAATATACATGCACTATCTAGCGGAGCACCAATCGTTCTCCTCAACGCAGGAATTAAACAGCGCAATTTATACGCACATCAAACGAAATACATACGAATTAAATGACACGGATCGGCTGACGCTGAAAACTATCGCACGCTACGCCGTTAAGTTTGCGGGAGCTGCGCACCTAAAGGCGGCCACGCTCGCAGGACTCATCGAAAAGAGCGAGAAGACGGCACGGAGGGCCCTGGCGAAACTGGCCGAGCTGGGCATCGTTAAGAAAATCGCCACGGCACGGAAAGTTAACGGAGGAAAAGGCGCGAACATAATCGTGATTCAGCCCGTCGAAGAAAAGCCGGCGGGTAACGTTTTACCTTCGAATGACCAGTCGAGCTTGTCCAGTCGGCAGGTTGGCGAAACGCCTACGGAGAGTAACGCTGAGCCTACGAAAATCGTAAACGAACCATCGGATTCTATAAATCTATTAAAAAACAAGAACTTAAAAGACACGTCAATTCCGGCCAGCGCACTGAAAAAAGCGTTGCCAAGCGAAATGTTCGACGCAATGTCAATTTACTTTAACGCCGAAGATATTTATAAGTATTACGGGATATTGCTTCGGGCAAAACGCTCCATCCATCGCGACTTGATGATCGAGGATAATCCGGAGCCATTCGTAACGACGTGGCACAACGCGATACTCAAAGCGAAGCAAGGTAAAATCCGCAACTTGGACAACTACTTGTTCGGCGCTTGGCAGGAGGCAACATCGAAAGCTAGCCGTGAAATCTACGCAAAGGAAAACCATATTTACGATTGGATAGGCGATTGACTATCGAACGTATATTCGTATATACTTAGAGCATAAAGATGAGCGGAGGTACATACGATGAACGAACGAGGACTGCAAAAGTGGCAAGGCATGATATTTCCGGAACAAAAGGCGCTATTCAACGAGATGCTGCGGGACGATCAGCGCCAGCCTAAGCGGATTGCCGACGAATATGAGCTGGCGGAGTTTGATGCGCGGGTCCGATACGCGATGGCTTACAATCTGACCGTCAGACTGGCGGTATGGGATGACGGATTTACTTCGGAGGTGGCGGGCGAGCTCCATTTTATCGATGAGATTACGAAGGAGTTGCGGGTTAAACTGGCGGATGGGAGCGTTGAAAGGCTGCGGTTCGAGGCGTTGGTAGGCGTCGAGGTTATCGATTGATTGCGTGTATAGAGTAAACAGTTCAATCAATACAACTATAATCTCTATACACAGAAAAAGACCGCCAGTTAGGACGGTCCCACTTTGTCTGGATACACCCTCGGATAAAATTGAATTACGAACTGATCCTGCTTAGTCCACTCCTTCTTCCGGAGGTAAGTAGCCTTATCTAATACTGATTTTAACAATGCGTTCTTGACTCTGATATCAGACGTATTACCATATGCCTCTACGACGTTTCGTAGCTTAGGAAGAAAATCTTCGACGCTTTGATTCCGTATATTATCCTTGTGTATTTCGCTTTCTAAATTACGAACCTCAGACTGCATTACATCAAGACGTTTATTTAGATTTTTCTGACGCTCTAAAAAGGTATCAGTATCATATATACCCCGTTCAAGAAAATCATGAAGGTTACTTTTTTGCGCGTTTAACTCAGAAATCTCTTCAGTTTTTTTATCAATGAGCAATCTTTTATATGAAATTTCTTCCGCATCATTAGGGGTAGCATCTTCGGCTTCGATCTCTAAATCTTTAATCATTCCTTCTAAGGCTTTAATTACCCTAGCTTCGACGAGACTTATCGATGACCCCTTTTGGATACCTTTACACCCAGGTTGAACACACCTAATAGCATCATTAGGTCGATTAGGGCGGGGTTGATACAGCATAGAAAATCCGCAGACAGCACACATAAGTATACCAGCGAGGGGATTCTTCAAACCCTTGCTCACGTTTGTTGAAGGGCGCCATCTGCCGGAGTGTGCACGGTTAGCGGCTTCGAAGAGCTCCGGCGAAACTAACGGATCATGCGCGTTCTCTTTTATCGTCCAGTTTTCGCGTGGCACCATTTTCTTCTGATACTTACCGTTTTGCTTAACGTATTTTACCTGGCCCCATATTATTGTGCCGAGATATACTTCGTTCTTTATGATGGCGGTAATACTGCTCGGTGACCATGTTTCCCGTTTCGTATTCGGAGGTTTGATGCCGAGCCTGTCCAATTCTTGCGCAATAGCTTGCCGTCCGTGCCCGTCGCGCATCATTTCGAACATCTTCTTAACAACCCATGCGGTTTCAACGTCAGGATACAATCGCAGGTTTTCATCACGTAAATATCCGTACGGCGGGATTTTAGAAATCGATTTACCTTCACTAGCCGACGCCACACGACCGCGCTGCATCCGACGGGTAATCGCTTTTAATTCTTCGCGGGCGACTAGCGATTTAATCCCGAAAACAAGCTCCCACGTTTCTGACGACGGGTCGTACGCTTCGGTTGGCGTTAAGATTTTCGTAGCTGAATAGCGGAAGGCGCGGTCGAGTAAGCCTTGGTCGAGCATGTCTCCGCGTCCAAGTCGGTCGAGGTCCATTACGAGCACGGCGTCAACATGTCCGGATTCGACCGAGCGCAACATTTCCTGGATGCGCGGGCGCTCCGTAACGGATTCGCCGGATACAACTTCTTCATATATAGCTACGATATTATGGCGTTCCTTTTTAGCGATTGCGAAAAGCGTCTGGCGGTGCCGTTGGAGCGTATCATAAGATTCTCCGGAACCTTGCACCTTTTTCTCTTCTTCTATGTCTTTTCGAGATTTACGCAAATATATATAAATATCGAGTTCCGTAGGACGACTCATATAACCACCTCTATCCATATTATAATCGACACTACTCATCTTAGCAATATTCCTTAATCCTGCGCGACTTTCCGTTTTGGTTCTTATTGTATAGTAACGAATACGAAATGCGGAGGGGTTAGTTTGCGAGAGTTTATGATTGGTAATACAACGATAATAATACATTCACCATTAATGGATATGACCGAAGAAGAGCGTAGGGAGTGGTACAGGTCTCAGCAGAAGGCAGGGAATCCTGTATTAAAAGAAATAGCTAAAGCTGTAAACGATTGCTACCGAAAATACGACTGAATGACGATTGCCGAAACTGGCGTCGTTATTTTTTTTTTGCTCGAAAAGTGCGCGACTTTCGATTCTCGTTCTTATTATTAAGTAAGGACGCAAAGTCACACGGAAGGAGACGGTTAGTATGCAAGGTGAAGAACAGATTGAAAAAATCCAGGAGCTACTGGATGAGGGGTATTCTAAAAATAAAGTAGCTGACATTCTAGGGTTACATCATAAATCAGTTGGGAGGCTGGTATCGAAATACAACCTAGAGATATACACACCGTTTGATGAATGTGAAGATAAAAAACATTTGTACCAAAACTTCGAGTGGTTATGGGAGGAGGATCAGTTAGATAGTATACTTCGAGGCGTTGTGGTTAACGGGGAGTACACACTCCCTCATATAAGAAATGAAGATGATTTTAGAGTATCGAATTATTGCAAAAAAAGTTACGGTGATTTGTTCAACTACCTCAGGGAAAAGGGTTTTAATTACATTACAGACTCTATTTTTATGACTTGCTGCAATTGTGGGAGAGAGAAAAGCTTAGAAAACTACTCGCCAAATCCAGGAAACTTTTTAGGTATAGATGGTAGGTGCAAAAGTTGTGTAAAGAAATTCAAACAAGACTGGCAAAAGAATAATAAAGAAAAAACAGCAGGGGCTACCCATAGAAGAAGAGCGAGGTTAATGAGCCTACCGCACGACTTAACTGACGAAGATATTGACGATATTCTAGGGGTGTTTAAAGGGTGTGTGCTAACTGGCGATAGTAACATACACTTGGACCACGTGATTCCTTTAGCGGTAGGTCACGGTGGAACAATATACGGCAATATAGTTCCATTACGCGCTGACTTGAATTTTTCTAAAAATGACAGCAACATCTTCGAATGGTTCGGAGCGAATAGGCAACGCTTTGAACTATCGCAGGAACGTTTCGATAAACTAATCGAATGGCTAGCGTCGGCAAACGCTATGACAATCGAGGAGTATAGGGCTTATGTGTACGAATGTCACGCATATCCACGCAATATTGACGTAACTAATATGAAACTAAAGGAGGCAAATTAATATGGAAAAGTTTATTATCGCAGGAAAAACTGAGGGCTTCGATTATAAAGACGCGCATATAACACGAACAGACAACGTCGACTACACGGTTTCAGACTTAAAGAAGAAAGGATACGTTATATTCATCGTCACGGAGCAGGTGGGTAGGATCGACACAATAGCGAATACAGAATACGAAGAAGTTAAAGCGGAAATCGACGAGTTACTAACTGAAACGTTTGCAGAGGCAAGAAGGGCAGTAATTTACCGGAGTGCTATACGGTCAATCATTGAATTCGGAGAGTGTTACGCGGACCACCCACATCCATCAGAAGATGTCGCAGCACATTTCGTCGATAAAATGTCCAGAGTGGCTAAGGATGCGATTGGGGCAGGTGAGTTAGAGGAATGACCGAAACAAACGCAGGCAACCGCCTAATCAGCGTAGAAACCCAATCGGAATACAATATGACCTCCGGCAAGTCCGAGACGCGAATCTTCGTTAAAATGTACGTCGACGCCGTTCACAGCGGACTAATTGCCGACCTTGGGCCGGAGCGCTGGCAGACTCTTTGCGTAATCGCAGCGTTCATGGACGCAAATGGCGAGTGCTATCCGACCCAGTTCGCAATAGCTCAGCGGTTGAATATTCGAAGGGAAACGGCAAACCGGCGCATCAAGGCGCTGTGCGATTATCGCTGGCAGGGGCGGGCGGTGGTCCAGAAGGTACAGGCGAGGGACTTCGATAAACAGACGTGGGATAACGTAAGGTACACGATACTGCCGATCAGCGGTCTAGAGATATTCTAACGCCAACGTCACACGGTACATGTCACACGGCGGACGTCACATAAACTATAACCATAATAACTAGAGCCATTATAACTAGAACCATAAAGATTGCAGCGCTAACGCACTGCCAACTATATATTACAAATTCGCAAAGCTCTTTTATAAGAGACAGCGAAAAAGGGAGGAAATAACATGACGTTAAAAATCCAAGTATCCGCAGACTACCGCATCACCTCGGACCCACTGAATTTCATCGTAGAACGCCGCCACCTCGTCGACCCTTCGAAGTCCCCGAACCGCGCGGCACTCGAAGCGGCCGGCAAGTCGATGGCAATCCGGGAGGACTGGCGCGAGGCTGCGTACTTCTCAACGCTAGAGAAGGCGCTAAAGTGGACGGTCAATCAGAGGATTCGGGAGTCAGATGCGCAGGGCACAGGTGCCTCGGCACTGGACGAAATAATAGCGGAAATCAAGCGGATTCACGGCGAAATAGACGCGCTAAGGATGAGCGAGGGTATTCGGTAGGGGCGAGGTTAGGACGGCTAAAACAAAGGAAACGGGGCGAGAATTATGTGGACGAATAAGAGAGCGATATCAGCGGACGATTTGCAGGAGATTCGAGCGAGAGTAAAGGAGACAAATTCGTCGTTTTACACGATCAAAACGGAAGCAGTCGACGAATTAAATTCGGAATCACGTCAAGATGCGCAGAAGTTACTATGCGAAGTAGATAGTTTACAAGGTGAGGTCGAACGCTTGAGGGGTGTGTTAGGTAGAATCGCAGCTATCGACGGGAATCCGTATAACCCACATGAAGGTTCACTGATCGCAAGGCAGGCACGTTCGATTGCTCGACAAGTAGTAGGTGAGCCGAGATGACCAACGCAAAGAAACCGAAACTACCGCCCAGCTCCGACTGGCAGGCGCGCGACATCGCCGATTGGAACATTTCGAGCTTCACGCAGTACATCGTTGACCGCACCGCCGAACTCTACGGACAGCCATACACGCCGGGCGGAGGAGGAGCGAAGTCCCAACGTTGGATGCGCGAAAAAGGAATGTTAAAGAATGCGCAGGGCAAATACGGCAATAAGGTGCTGCGGGCGTTCATCGAGATATGCTGGCGCGAGTACCGCACGAGTAAGCCGGAGCTGTATCCGTACCCTTCCGTATCCTTTATGTGCGGATGGATGGATCGCCATTTTACTGAGGCACAATCGCAGGTCGCCCGAGAGGCTAGACGAGAAGCGCAAAGCGAAGCGGCGGAAGCGACTACGAAGGAAGAGCGGGCGGATTGGTGGTAAATACGAAGGAGGAATTGGGATGAAGACAGTTAAACGGAAGGCGAACGTAGGGGAGCGCATTTTGATTACGGATACGTACCGTACCGAGGATCGTTATAAAAACGGAGACATCCTTACAGTAACTGGAGACGGCAAGGACTTCCGTGTTTATGCTAACGGGATGCTGGTATTTACGGAAGAATACGAAGTCATTATCGAAACCGAGGAGGCTAACGAAATGCCAAACGGAGTAATCGAGCAAATGCAGGCGGAAATCGCGGAGCTGAAAACGAAGGTGGCTGCGTTAGAAGGTAGGAAATCCCTGAAGCAGATCGCGGAGGAGGTTTACGAATCAGTAGCGAAGGGTCCGAGTATCGCGGAATATTTAATTCCGAAATCGCCCCAGCAAGTCCGTGACGAAATTATAGCGAAGGCCAAGGCGGATGTGGAGGCGTTGAGAAATAAGCGGGGTGACTACGAAGTAACTGACCCGGCATCGTATGCCCCGTGGTCATGTGTTGCGGATTTTATAGTGAATGCGGAGAAGCGGACGGTGGTCGTATTGATAAAAGGCGTGCATAGCGGTAAACTCCGCGCGAAAGGAATCGCCAAGGCCGACCCGTCCGACTGCTTTAACTCATCAATCGGAAAGGCTATTGCGTTACGCCGAGCGCTGGGCCTCGAAGTGCCTGCGGTATACTACAATGCGCCGGCTCCGACTGAGGTGCGAGTGGGTGACGTTGTTAAGAGCAGGCAAAACGATATTTATAGCGTAGTCGAAAATTTTGTGTGGGATGACGATAAGCTATCGATTAGTCACGTAAATAAATACCGGAAGAGCTTTAGAATCATCGACGACAGCTGCGAAGAATAAGCGTTGTATACAATTTGTATACACGGAATAAGAACGGAGGTTATCGGATGACAAACGAAAAATCTTGCATACTCGCGGGTCGCTGTAAGCTCGCGGCCACTCCGCAATGCAATCGCCAGTGCGAGCACTTCATCAAGCTTCACGGCGCAAGTGGCGAAGGAGGTCGCGTCGGCTCGGCCGGTCTGCCCCGCGATTATCGCCTAGTCACGCTCAGCAATTCGCCGGCCCGCGCAAGTCAGGCGGCGGTGTACGCAAATCTCGAAAACTACGTCAAGACGTTCGAAAGGCAATTTGATCCGGAAGACAGCCGGCAAATAAAGTCGCTTTACTTGTACTCCCAATCGCCAGGCACCGGCAAGACTACGACTGCGGCCGCCGTGCTGAACGAATGGATTATGCGCCATTATCATGGCAGTTTGGTTATCGGAGATCCACCGAAGCAGATGCCGGCATTTTTCCTCGATGTGAACGAGTGGCAAACGCTGTACAACGAATTTAACCGGCCGAGGGTTCCGGACTCAATCGCCCAGCCGGCCGCAGCTAAGTATTATCGTGCGATGGAAAAGGCGAAGAAGGCGCCCTACGCAGTGCTGGACGACATTGGCGTCAGGTCCAACGTGTCGGACGGATTTCGCGGCGATTTGCATGCGATTATTAACTACCGCGTCACGAATCAAATGCCGACTTGCTATACGAGTAATCTACCGATGCGGTACAAAGGGACGAAGGATATGGCGCTTATGCCGCATGACCTCGTAGATGTTTTTGGAGAAGAGCGCTTGGTGGATCGGATTGGCGACCAGTGCAGCGTGCAGAGTTTCGTTGGGGAATCGAAGCGTGGAAGGCGTTGAGTTGAAAACGAAATGACTAGGGGGAGACGTTGATGTTCTTTAAACGGGAGATACGAGAAGAAGCCGCGATTTGCTTTCACAGATATAGCCTCGTTGATTTTCATTCATTCGTGGATAGTAGTATGGCTATTGAGAATTACTACGAAATTGGGTGCGTTAAGTGCGGAACAAAGCGGACAGTTGACGAGATTGGATATAGTGATATGAAGAAAATCGGACTAATCAGCGAGGAGGCCGACGATGAATAAGCCAGAATACGGATTCTCGGACCTCGTACACATCGCAGGCTACGGACCGCGTATATTTAAAATCGAATCGTTCCGCGTCGAGCATTGTTACTCGCCCAGCGAAGAATGGACGGATATTGTATACGACTTAATCGATACGCAAACGGGGTCTTACGTTGAGTGTGACGAGGAGGATATGCGACTGGCAGACGGTGAGGATTGCGGTGATGCGTTAGACGGAACAGGCATCGACATTTTCGACTTTATGGGCGGCCTAAGCGGATTAGGCGAATCATACTACGAAATGGAGGAGAAGAAGATGGCGAAAAACAATGAGCGCAAACCATCGGCAAGGGAGTTAAGTTCACAGGAAGCGGCAAAACGTAAGCAGGATCGCAAGGATAAGGCGGCGAAGGTGGATGATTTGCTCGACTTGTATAACGGGTACATGGCGATGTTTGACGAGACGGGCGAGGCTGTTTACAAGGAAAATGCGGACGATGCGATGGTTAAGTTGGCGGAGTTGGCTAGCGAATAGTAGACACAAACAGTGAAGGAGGAATACCTGTGAGGTGCGAAAAATGCAAAAAAGACATTACTGAAGCAAGGTTCAAAGTTGCATACAAAGACAAGGGATTGTGTTGGCTGTGTTATAGAAAAATACCTGTTAAAGAACGAATAAAAGCTATTAAAGGCTGAGGAGGAAGAGAAGTTGAAAGACCGGGAAAAGAAATGGTCGAGGTACATGTATCTCTTTGGACGAACGAAAAGTAAAAGGATTGAAAAGAAATTAATCAATAAATTGTATGAAATCGATATGAAATATTAACCACGCAGTACGAATAAATTGTGGACACATATTACACTGTAACGGAAGGGTGAAAATGAATGTGCGAGAAGTCTGAGGACATAAAAGAGGAAATTAAAATAAAAGCCATGGAGAAAATAGAAGCGTTGAAACAAAGTGAGGATTTGTCAAGGTTTGTTGAAGAATTGGAGAATCAGAATAATTTCTGAATAGCATCACAGTTCGAATAAACCGTTAGGAATAAAGTAATAAGTTGAATAACCGAGGTAGACGGCTTACGATAATGTACACGAAAAAATGAAAGGAGCTGACGCAATGGAATACGGGAATCTCTTACTCTCGAAGATAATCGACGAAAATAACGTGCAGGCGCTAACTAAATTCGGAATTACGGCGAAGGATCTACCGACGGAGGGCGATAGGCAGACCTTCCGTTTCATCACCGACTATGCTGAGGCTAACCGCGGGCAAGCGCCGAGTTACGCCGTAGTTACAGCCGAATGTCCTACATTCGAATATACGCCTTTGGTTGGAGGCAGCTACGAGTATATGACGAAGCAGATCAAGGCATATAGCGCAAAGCAGGAGTTAATGGAATACGTGCAGGGCCGGTTCACAGCAGAATTTAACTCGGAGCGAGATGGAAATAAAATCTTAGACGACTTGATTTCTGAGGTAGAACGGATTAAACTAAGAACAAGCGTTCGCAATAAGGTGGGAACGGACCTTAAGTCGGACGCGACTTCTTTCCTAGACGAATATCGCAAACGTAAGTCCGGCGAGTCTTTCAAAATCTGGCGCAGCAAGTTTTCGGCAATAAACGAAGCGACCGGCGGCTATATCAGCGGCAATATGTACACATGGTATGCGCGATCCGGCCGAGGTAAATCCGTCATCACCGCCGAGGAAATCATAGAGTCCGCGTTTCAAGGGGCGAACGTATTATGCTGGATTATGGAGATGTCGAAGTTCGAATGGATGGCGCGCGCCTACTCGACGATATCGGCAAGAGCTGGCGTTTTGACGGCGACTATCGAGGGTATTGACTATGAAGCCGGTTTCGAAAATAAGGCGCTGTTAATGGGTAAACTTTCGGAGGATTTCGAGGTTGGCTTCGAGAAGTTCCTCGCCACGATTAACGATATTGTTCCGGGCAACATCGTGATTCGTGCGGCTGACGATGAGGACTTCCACAATCGCGGACTAAAGCAGCTAGAGGCGGATATCTTGCAAACGAAGGCGGACGTCGTGCTGGTGGATCCGATTTATCTGATGGACTACGAGTCGAATACGTCGAAAGTGGCGGGCGGCGACGTCGCTAATACCTCGAAGAAGATTCGCAGGCTGGCGGGCTATTCCGGGGCAGTGGTTCACGTAATTACCCAAGCGGAGGAAGTTCGCGATGATAAAGACGAGGATGGCGTGAGAGAGCTACGACCGCCTACTCGCGCAGAAATCAAAAAAACGAAGGCAGTTCTTGAAGACGCGGCAAACACCTTCGGGATCGATACGGTAGATGGGCGCGGGATTATCGAGATTGGAAAAGGCAGGTCTGGCGGTGAGGGAACGCAGGTGGAGCTTCTATACTTGCCGAATTACGGAATCGTCCGCGAAATGGAAACGGGAGCTGCGGCGGCAAACCAGTTCTCGTTCTGAAAATATGCCTAAACGAATATTTTCCGCAGATAACATAGATATATCGAGATAACCTTTGATTTACTTCGCAAAATAAGCCTGTCGGAATATTACGAAATTTCATGGTAATTTATTCCTCGGCAAAAACCGACAAAATATTCAGACGGGACTATTGTAATATAGCCAAAGGAGCAGAAACTCCTTCTTTGTCGCTAATTCGTAATATATTGTAAGAAAAATGAAATAATTTAACAAAACTTACGTGAAATACAGTATTATAAATATACCTTTAAGTCGAGAGGAGTTTTCGTATGGCAAACGTAAAGATTCGCGGCCAGGACGTCGACATAGACGTCGAGGCGGAGCTGCAACCGTTCGACTGGGTAAGGCCGCGCTGGTCCACCGATAAGCTAATCGCAGCATCACCGTTTCGCTACGATCGCACACCGAGCTTCTTCGTTAACCTAACCGGCGAAATGGCGGGCGTATGGGCTGACAGTGGGGCGTATGACGCAGAATGGGCGTCTGGCAATTTCGTTAAGCTACTCGCATTCCTTCGCAACGAAACGTACGAGGAGGCCGAGGAGTATTTATTAGCAACGTACAGCTTTGCGGAAACATCGAATGAACTCGTGCTTCGGCCGGTCCAACTGAAACTTGAACGCAAGAGGCAAGCGATCAAGGAAGACGTGCTGGCGGGATTCACCGCAGGGCCTTGCGATTACTTGCGTGGGCGTGGAATAGCCGACGAGGTGCAGCGGTCGGCGGGCGTTCTATATGACGAGAAACAGCGAGCAGTTGTATTGCCTTGGCGGGGCATGACTGGTAAGCTAGCGAATATTAAGTATAGGAAAACGTACGGCAAGACGTTTTACTACGCGAAAGGGGCCGAGCCGATTCGCAATTTAGTCTACGGAATTGGCCTGGCGGGGCGGACGACCGTGCTGTGCGAGGCGGAAATCGATGCGCTCAGTTGGATGACGGCAGGCTATCCGGCAATTGCGGTTGGCGGCGTCGCTTTTAATAGGAAGAAACGCGATTTAATTATCCGGAGTCCGATCGAAGAATTGATAATTGCGACGGATAACGATAAGGCTGGCGAAAAGTTACGGCAGGAAGTTGCGGAAGAGCTTCGCGGATATGTGCGCTGTAGGCAGGCGTATGTAGGCGGAGATTGTAAGGACGCAAATGAGGCGTTGGTAAAGTACGGAGTGGAATCGCTGAGGGAATCGGCGGAAAAGTCGGAATCTTGTGGCGTGATATCCGTTAATTTACGTATCGGGCTGCGCGGTACGGCCGCCACACAGTGAGGGTCGACCATACTACTTCGTTTCTATTTACCGCCAGGAACTTCGCGTTCAGGAATCCATTCGTATAAATCATCGATCTCGCAATTGAGGGCAACGGAAATTTTCTTGGCGCTAGTTAGCCACATTCCGTTCTTACCTCGATTGCGTATTTTATCGTTGATAAATGAACTGCTCATGCTGGTTCGGTCTGCTAGATCTTGCTGCGTCCAGCCTTTTTCATCCAGAAGTTCCTGTATACGGCATTTTCCGATGCGTACCGTAATACCACCTCCGAGCGTGATGCGTTTTCTATTCTACAGCAACATATAGATGTATAGCAATAATTACCTATCTAAGGAAAATAAATCATCTAAAGTAATATCTAAGTATATACAAATTTTATAAAGAAGCTCCCGAGGATAACGCTCTAACTCATCATTGTATAGAGATCTCACTGATTCAAATCTATAATCGATATCACGGGCAGCTTGACGGATTTTAATATCTCTAGAATCCAATATTAGTTTTAAATTTGATGTTAACATTCATCACCATCTCCTTATATTTTTATTATATATTGACTCATAAAAAGTGTCAATAAGTTATTGACTCCTTAAGTGAGCCGTGATATGCTAAGGACAAGGTGACACGTTAAACGAGTCAATATACGAATGGGAGTGGATAGTATGTTGTTAGTAAAAACAATTGAAAATGCCTTAGATGAGCTTCCTACAAAAGTAAGTTGGACGGATATTGCAATAGCTGCTGAAGTTGATAAAAGTACACTTTCTCATGCGAAGAAAGGTACAGAGATTAAATTCCAAACTCAATTGAAAATAACTAAGTACATATTTAAAGAACAACACGCCCGAATCTTCAAGGATTTGTGTTTAGAATTTAATCAACCTATAAACCTTAAATACTCTTTGGAATTTCTTTCATCTAATAAGCACATAAAGGAATTAAGGGCATTGTTAGAGAAGGTAAGAAGTAAGAGTGGATTGGAAGAATGGTACGAAGGATATAGCTTAGTATTAATGTACCTAGAAGGAGGGGATTTGTCGGTAATTTTAGAAAGGATACGACTTTTCAAAAGAAGAAGTCCTGAAATTATTGTACTTATGAGGATCCTGGAGATAACCTGCCGAAACAGGAACCGCGAGTACAGTTCAATGGCGAATATTTTCAATGGTCTAGAATCTTCCTTAGCGAGTTTAAAAGCAGACTTCATCAAGGATTCTTACCAAGTTCGAATAAAAGAGCTTTATTCTTATATCCATCTTTACAACCACAACAACAATGAGGAAGCAAGAAACCACGCAGAACAAATTATTTCTATGGATTTTTGCGCGACTTCCACAACTAATTCTTATTATATAGTAGGGATGTCGTACTTGTTTAACAACTATGATAAGTGCGTGAGTAACATCATGAAGTTCAGGGAAATGCTTATACGTAACAACCGAAACGAAGAAGCTGATATAGTGGATAATCACGATATTCCATTTATCAAGAACTTTTGGTGTAAACATGAGCAAAAACCTGAAATAGTCGACATCTCTGAACAGGCTCACTATCTGGCTTTAAACGGGGATAAACGAGTTTCGATTTCACTTCTTGACAAGGTGGTAGATGAGAGAGGAGTCAACGGTTTCAACCTTTATTACAAAGGATTAGCGACTGGTGATAAAACTCTCTTCATGCAATCGTTGATTTACTTTATAAATAAGAAAGGAGACAGATTTTACGCGAATCTACCATATAGTCAATTAAAGGATGACCCAATGTTTAAGCCGATGGCTGACCTGTTATTTTTCGAATAATATAAAAAGGGGATGGGAATTCGATGAAGAAAATCGTTTTAAGTATGGTATTTGTTGGTGTATTGGTTTTAGGTGGGATTGCAGGATTCAATAAAATTGAGGAAGCTAAGGGGCTTGTAGAATTAGCAAAAAAAGATCCGGGGACAGGGGGATTAAGTGTAGGAACAGGAACAGTAGTGGCTAAGAAAGACCCAGGAACAGGCGGACTATAATCAAGGTATAAAATAATAAAGCAGTCACAAAAGGAGGGCTTAGGCTCTTCTTTTTTTTTTTTGTTTAAATGGAAAATTGTTGAAAGTTTTTAAAAAAATATAAAACTCTAAACTTTCCAATAGTTGGCTAAAGTGGGTGCTATTATAAGTTTATAAGTTACGTGAATTTACGTAAATAAAAAAAGATTTATAAAAACTGCGCGACTTACCCAACTCATTCTTATTATATAGTAAGGACGCAAAATAAGGAGTGTTACGATGGAAAACAACCAATTAAATAACATGGTGATTCGATACAAGTCAGAACGAAGTGACGAAAGTTTCGCTGAAATTTACGAAGTTATAGCGAAGGGGTGGCGAAGTCTTGGAACGGTAGCACAGTCGGTCAGATCGAACGAATCAGAAATCACCGCAGCTTACGAAGATGTCTTGATGAGATGCTTGGCGGCATACGACGGACGAGGCGACTTTATTAACTTCCTTAATCGGAGCATTTATAGGAAACGGCAAGATATTTACGGAATGACGAAAAGGAGAAGGGAATTCGAAGTTTACGAAGCGGCAAACGATGATGACGAGGCGGCAACCTCCCGATTCGAAATCGCCGATGAGTTCAACTTAGAAAACGCGGTAATCGCAAAGAAAAAAGCCGATCAGTTGGCGCTGATCGACTCTCTCCTAGAAGGTGCGGACGAAATAACGATTGGCGTCGTTAGAACGTTCCTTAACCACCCGAAACCAACAGCGACGGCAATCGCGAAGGAATTAGGGGTTCACCATTCAAAAGTAATACGCGCTTTAAATCGCCTGGCGGGCAAATTTAGTACTAAACAGCACGGAGATTTCCGCGACTATCTAGTTGCGCTTTAAAAATAAGGGGTGCGGCATTTAGGCACTACGTCGCACTCGCCTTCTTTCTTATTATAGGGCAGATGCCCAGTTAATGCCATACAGAATATATCGCCAATTAGCGACATTATTTCACTAACGCTATACTACGATACTTTCGCCAATAAATCAATCTAACGGAGGTTATGTAATGAAACCGTCATATTCACAGTATACCCGCAAAACTGGAAAGCAAACGTCGCTGGACCGCAAAATCGCACGCTATGAGCAGGATCCGATTCGCTACGAAACGGGCTACGTGGCTGAGAACGTAAAAATCCGAAGCATCAAAGGAGTGCGATTAGGATGAGCGCAAAAGTCGTAAGCCTGGCAGACGTCAAGCGCCAGCAAATCATTATTCAATACGCAAAGTTTTACGGAAGGAGAGCAGACAAGTGAACATATTTGTATGGTTCAGCGCAGTCCTGGCGTTAGGATTTCTAGGCATCACAATCCGCGAAGAATTGGCGGAGTTAGTACGGTGGATGCGCGGATGAATAAGTGCCGGCGTCCGTCGGAGAGTGCAGAGGCGACCTCATTAAGTAAAGGTGTCGATACGCTACGCAAATAACGCTGGTGTATTCTTGAGCGCAGATATCTGCATTTTGCGACGGGCGCGGGATTAAATCCGGAGCTCGAACATTAAAAACGAAAAGGGGACGATATAATGGCGCAACAATATTCGGCAGGAGCAGACGCATTGAACGCATTGAACGCAACAAACGAAGGTGGCGGTAGCGGGGCAGAATTCGCAAAGTTTTCCTCTGGAACTTCATACAAAGTGCGTATTCTAGGAACGGCTGACCTCATCAAGTTTTATAGCTACGGAATTTTTAAGAAAGTTAACTCGTTCGTAGCGAAGAATCCCTCCATCAAGAACGCTAGAGGATTCGCAGAATCAAACTTCACGCCTTGGGATCAAGCGTGCAACTACTATGCCGACTTAAAGCGAAAAGCTGAGGATGCCGGAGACTTCACGAAAGCTGAAGAGTACAAGAAAGAAGCGGCGAAATATCGAGTTAAAGAGCGTTTTGCACTTGGCTTCATTAATTTAGAAACGGGTGAACCGATTATCATCGACCTTTCCCGCAAACAAGCGCAAGGGGTGCACGCTGTAATTAAGAAGAACGAAAAGAAACTCGGCAAGGTGGCGTTCGAGATAGAGAAGACGGGCAAAGACACGAGCACCATCGTCATGTTATCTACTTTATCGATGGATCCGGAAGACGAGGAAGTAGATAACAAGCAACGTGCTAACTTCGCCAAGTATGACGGCAAGGAATTCGACATGGCGTTGTTCAACGGATTGCTGTACGAAGCTGACGAGAAGCAGCAGACGGAAAACTTAGTGGCGGCCGGGTTTGATATAACGTTGATTGGCTTGAGTATTGGCGCAGGGCAGGCGGATGAAAACGTGGGTGAAGAAGAAAAACTCGATCCGACGGAGGAATTTTAAGGAGGAGATGGCGTATGAAGGTTATTTTCGCAATGTTATTAGCCATTCCGGTATATATGGCGATTGGATTTAGTGTTGAAACTACCCCGTATCTTATATGCGCAGGATTATTACAATTTATAGCTGGATTGGAGGACGAATAATGGCACACGATACCGCAACAAAAGGCCGGCACGCCGAGCTCATCGCAGTCACCGCCTTGCTGGCGAACGGCTGGACGGTAATGGAGCCGACGGTGCCCGACGCGTTCGACCTGGGGATTACACGCCCGGGTTGGACGGAACTCAAACGCGTACAGGTAAAATCGGCGAGGGCTCGCAATAAGGACGGCACAGATTGGATCGTCGTCCCCGGCTCCAAGAATAACGGCTCGGTATATTCGAAGGATGAGGCGGACTATTTCGTCGGGGTGCACGAGGGCGTGGCGTATATGTTCGAGAATCGCGAAATCTGCGAGTACTGGGCAAAGCCGGCTGAGCTTAGCGTAAAATGGACGAAGTTGGACGCGAGTATCGGAAATCTAGGCGGACTAAAATTATACGAATCGGAGGCGGTTTAGGATGGCGAAAATTACAGTTGATGGAACAGTATACGAGGGAACGGCGGAGGAATTGAAGGAGATATTCGCAATGATGGGCGTTGAGTTTCCGGCAGGGAAAGCGAAAGAGGAGCCGTTTAAGGTCGGCGATAAAGTGCGATTAACCAGTGGAGGAAATAAGCACCCGTTACTAGGCTTAGTTACTGGTAAAATTTACGAAGTATTCGAACCTAAGCCAAAATACCACGTAGGAACGATACAAATAAAAGGCGGAGGCTTTAGCGGTTTTGCAAAACCAGACCAACTCGAAAAGGTTTCCGCAGAAGAAGTAGCCGAAATTGAAGCTAAAGCGAAGAAAGAATCGGAGCGATTTGAAGTTTTGCGTAGATGGGCGAAGATTGGACGCAAGCCGAACGAATTCAAGGAGGGCGACATTGTTAAGTTCGTTACACACGCTTTCTTAATCGAAAGTATTAGCGATACTCACATATATTTCAAAACGCACGGAGGTAGTAGTTACGGAGTTTATATCGGTAATGTCCCTAGTACAGTCGAACTAATCACGCCAGTAGAAGCGAGGTTTGACCGTGCGTAATCCGGTCGCAGCCCTCTGCGCCAATCCCGCCTGCAACGCCGAGCTACACGAAGGCCGGTCCGCCCTGTACGACGACCATGGCGATCACCACTTCTGCGGACGGAGTTGCTTTTCCGAATGGTGGGCGTCGAACGCCGAGGTGCTGGCGGAGGATTATCGGAAGTTGAACGTTGAGCGGTGCGAGCTCTAGGAGGACGGAGGTGAGGGCCTTGGAAATACGGCTTAATTTAAACGCAGCACCCGGCGCAACTGAGCGCTTGAAGGCGGCGGCTACGAAGAAAAAGGCGGCGAGCGAAACGTTGGAGGAAGCGTGGCAGCGGATTCTGGCGATGAATAACAGTACGCCGGATCAAGCGAGGCTGGTCGAAGTAAAGGCGGGCATGGAGGCGGGGCTAATAGGCAGGGACCCCGCAGCTGCCGGCAAACGATTCAGCAAAGCGGAGGCGCTTCGGTTATATAAAGGATTGGCGGAGAGTCAGCGCGAGGGAAAATTGGCGGAGCTTGTGGCGAAGACTCCGGCGAATTACGTATTGGTCGATAACTACGAAAATTTAGAGCGGATGATTTCCGATATAAAGGCCAGCGAAATAATCGGCTTTGACTCGGAGACATATGGCAAGGAAGGCGGAGCACTGGACCCGTGGCGCGGCAACGTTGCGGGGTTCTCAGTAACCGCAAATGACATGAACTATTACGTTCCGTTAAATCACGTTGAAACTACGGATTTGACCGAGGAACAAATAATCGCAGCAATTAAAGAACCGTTAGAACAGGCGAAAACAGTCATGCACAACGCACCTTTCGATTGCAAATGGTTCGCTGTGAAATACGGAATCGACTTGGCGACTAACCTTCACGCAGACACCCGGATAATGGCGATGGCACTCGACGAGAACCGCGACCACCGGTTGAAAAACTTGCTGACGGACTGGTTGAAGCAGCAGAGTGATAATTTCGACGAGCTATTCGGAAACACTCCGTTCAACGAAATATCCCTTCGCGTTGCACTTGTATATGGTGCTGGAGATACGGAGAAGACGCTAAAACTGTATTACTGGATCATGCGTCATTTAAATACGCCGAACCTGGCGGACATCAAGCGATTACTTTTCGAAGTAGAAATGCCAGTATGCCGACAGTTTATCCGTTCAGACTTGCGCGGTATCCGTTTTGATTTGAAAAAGGCGGCGGAGCTAGACGCGAAGTTTGAAATCGAGGAGAAGGAGCTATTCGCTAAGATATCGGAAATATTCGGCGGGGAAATTAACCTTAACTCGCCGGCCCAACTTAAGCAGAAGTTATTCGTAGAGCTAGGGCTTACGGATATTGCTAACGGATCGACCGGCGTCAAGATACTGAAGAAAATTAAGCGTGAGCATCCGGTCATTCCGTTAATTATGGAGTACCGCGGCGTTGGTAAGCTTCGCCAGGCATTTACGCAGAAGTTGCCGAAGGAAGTTAAGTCGGACGGCAAGATTCACCCGTGGCATAATTCGTGGGGTGCTGCGACAGGACGGTTTACTTGTAAGTCGCCGAATACTCAGCAGATACCGGCGAAACGTCCGGAAGTACGCCATCTTTTCTTAGCGACGTCCAGCGACCGAATCCTAGTTTCCATCGATTACAGCCAAATTGAGCTTCGCGTTTTGGCGCATATGGCGAACGAAAAGGTATTGATAAAGGCGTTCGAAAACGGCCACGACATTCACTCGACGACTGCAGCGTTAATAAGCGCAGGGCGATTCAGCTACGAAGATATAGAGGTCGGCAAGGACAACGACGGATCAGCCGAGCAGAAGTTTCGTAAGCAGGCGAAGATAGTAAACTTCGGAATTGTATACGGGATGGGCTCCGGCTCACTCGCTGACAACCTAGAAATCAGCAAAAAAGAGGCGCAGAAAATCATCGACGACTACTTCCTGGGTTATCCCGGAATTAAGCGCTACATGGACGAACAGCATCGCCTTGTAATGAAGCAAGGATTCGTAACGGATATATTCGGACGAAAGCGCCGATTGCATAAGGAAGTTAAATCGAAGGATATGTTCCGCAAATTTGGAGCGCAAAGGCAGGCGGGGAACTTTCCGATACAGGCAAGCGCAGGATCGATTTTAAAGAAGGCTATCGTCGACCTACAGCCGGTCCTTGTAAAGTATGATTCGGAAATATTACTCCAGGTGCACGATGAGCTCGTTATAGACTGTCCGCGAAATGTTACGGAAGAAGGGCTTAACGAGATAAGGGAGACGATGGAGAACGCGGTTAAACTGGTGTGTCCCGTACGATGCGACGTTGAATTGAATCCGGAAAGATGGCTCGAAAAAGTTAAGAATGACGATTGGTTTATTACGGAGGAGGACGAATAGATGATAAATGATCTTTTATTGAAGTTATATGTAATGGGCGAAGCGGAATATAATACGGACGCTATTTTTGGGAAATCTCGTGAAGAATTTCAGAAGGAGATCGAAGGATTATCCGCGGGTGAGAAAGTAGAACTTCTTGTATCCGGCGGTAAAGAAGTAGATGAGACGTTCTCTGAAGGCGGCCGTTGGTCGAATTACCGTACACGAGTTTTTAGATACTATTTCAAAAGCGAACATGTTTACTTCAAAGTTACGGAAGAAGTTCCTGCGTCAGAGTCGCAAGAAGGCGGAGATTTTGGTGAACCGGATATCTCGCAAGTGTATCCGCATAAAGTCGAAACAACCATTTATAAGACTACGAAGCCAGACGGAAAGGTGGCGAAGTAATTGACAATTAATATAAACGAAATTGCAACGCACTTCACGCAGGAACTTGACCGATGGTATTCGAGGCCTGAGACTTACGACAATGACCTAGATAAACAGATTCATCAGTGGTACGCTAACCCGCCGCAAGTATGGCCGAAGCGTCCGTACTTTTCGCCAAGTAGTTCGAAGGCATGTCCGCGCGAATTGTATATGAAGGCGAAGCGCGCGAAGAAAGACACGTTCCCAAAGCAGCCGCATCAGGGCAGATGGCAAGAAATAGGGACTGCGATCGGCGACGTCGTTCAGCGTACGGTCCTCGCAATGGAGCGTAATCTGCCTGGCAACCGATTCAAGTTCGAACGTAATCCGGACGGCACGCCAGTATTTGAAGACTTCGCCAAGAAGAACGTCAAGGTTGAGCACGGCGGCCAAACGTTTTACCTCTATGGCACCTGCGACGGCATCATGCAGTACGTAACGGACGACGGCGAAATCCTCCGCGTGGGCCTCGAAGTTAAGTCGAAGCAAAGCACGCCGGCCAAGACGTCAGTCCACTCGATGCGTGAGGCGGAAGAAGGCCACCGGAAGCAATGCGTCGCATATTCGGTCATGTACAATGTCGACTACTACATCATTCTTTACGTAAATGCTGCGAAGAAAGCGTGGGTCATGGAGGATGCAGACTACGAAGCTACTCCGGATATTCGAGCGTTTGGCTTCGAGATTACTGACGCGGATCGCGCAGAGCTACTCGGTAACTTTGCGGAAATCACGGCGGCGATTAACGCAGAAACACCGCCAGCGATGGACTTATCGAGGTTTACGTTTAACAACTTCAAGACGGCGTGCTCGTTATCGCTGACAGACGAAGAGTTTGCGCAAGTGAAACGCACAGCTTCGCAGGCGATGCGGTCAGGGCTTCCGGAATGGAAAAAACGCAGCTATGTCGAAGCGTTCGACTTTATTAAAGAAGTGCGCGATAAATCGAAAGGGGAGGCGGGATGATGAAGGAATTCTTTCTATCGTTAGTTCTAGTGGTTGTCTACATCGTAGCTATAAACATACTAGCGTGGGCTACGGGCTCAACGTTTGATCATACGGCAATTTACTTTCTAATCGGAAGTGCAGTGGCTTTGACGGTTGGTAAGAAGGACGAGGAATGACCCGGGTCCTAGCGTTCGACACAAGTATGACTCAGCCGGGAGTTGCAATCCTCGAAGTTAAGCGCGGCAAGCCGTCCATCGTCGACATGTCCTATATAACTACGGACGCCAAAACGCAGACTCACGGATTACGCGCCGACTTGATCGAATCCTGGGCGACGCTGTTTATCGCCAAGCATGCGAAAAAGGGTTTCGATTTTGTGACTCGCGAAGATTTTCAAGGCCAGTCTAGTACGCAAAACTATCCGGTCATGGCGGCTTGGAGCGGATGCGAGCGTGCGGTTGAGAAATTCGGATTTAAGTTCGATAAGTTTACGTATACGCTAAAGAACGGCCGGAAGAAGACGGCACTAGGAATCGGACAGTCGCAGGTTAAGTTGTTGGTCGTCGGAATCGGAAAGGCGGATAAATCAGAAGTTGCGCAGGCAGTCCGCGAATGGACGGGATATGACGGAGAGTTTGCGGTGGACGATATGAGCGATGCTGCGGCGATTGGCCTGGCATATTTGATAAACGAAGGAATTATTAAAAAATCGGAGGGATAACGATGGGATATTGTACGCGCTATGAACTAGAAGTATTTGAAGGGGAATTGAGTATCAGCGAGATACTATCGAAAGAGAGCGAAGAAGGTACGTTTGACGGATTAGATTACGCAATAGACACGAACGGGGAATATGAGCAAGAATGCAAGTGGTACGAACACGAAGCCGATATGCACTTTCTTTCTCTCCGTTACCCTGAAATAACATTCCTACTTTCCGGTGAAGGCGAGGAGTCCGGAGACGTATGGAAGAAGTATTTTAAGAATGGGAAAATGCAACACTGTCCTGCGGTTATAACATTCGCTAAATATAACGAGGCGAAGTTGAAATGAACCTCCGACTTTTCCGCCAACTACTGACCGCCCGCCAGCGCGACCTGGCCGACAATGAGCTAGACATTGAGAAGGTTTCCGCCAAGCTGGCCGCGCTGAAGGCGGAGCGGGCGACGATTAAAGAGGATATCGACGGATTGAAATTACGGATCGAAGAAAACGAAACGCAAATATATTACTGAGCCGAAGGGCGAAAGGGGAACGAAACTTTGACGAATACTACGCAATTACTTACTGATGAATTTATCGCAGGCTATCCGGATTTTCCGGCACATATGAACGAGTTAGGAAAGTTCGTTTTTTACCGCACATATTCCCGATTCTTACAAAGCGAAGGGCGTCGGGAGGTTTGGCGCGAGACTTGCCGCAGGGCTACGGAGTACAACGTCAGCCTTGGCGTTAAGCACCTCGAAAAAATCGGCTACCCGGTCGACCTAGAAGAACACCGCCAAGAGGCCGAGGCATTCTTCGATAGTATGTTTAACCTTCGCCAATTCCTGTCAGGCCGAACGTTATGGGTGGGCGGAAGCGAGCAAGGCGTCGCTGAGAAATACCCGTTAGCTAACTTTAACTGCAGTTTCGTAAATATTCGGAGCTGGGACGATTTGGGCGATTTGTTTTACTTGCTACTCGTTGGCACAGGCGTAGGCTTCAAAGCAACGAAGGAATTCGCGGCTAACTTGGCGCCTATTCGTACAAACGTCGAAGTAATTCACGAACCATATACGCTGAGATATCCGATCGTTAAGCAGCCTGACTCGCAACTATTCATTATCGAAGAAAAACAGAAGGCGGTCATCCACGTCGGCGATTCGAAGGAAGGCTGGGTCGAATCCTTACGTATGTACTTCCGTTTGCTGACCGAAGAGAAATACGAAAACATCAAATCAATCGGCATTTTTTACGACTATATTCGTCCGAAAGGCGCACGGTTGAATACATTCGGAGGCACAGCGTCAGGTCCGGAGCCACTAATGGAGATGTTCGAAGGAATTCAACGCGTATTGAAGAACGAAATTGATCCAAGCTTGGCGAAATTAGAGTATGCCTACGAAACAACATCCGAGGAAAGGTTCGAGATTGATTCATCGTACAAAAGGGTTCGTCCGGTCCACATTCTCGATATCGGAAATCTAATCGGGAACAATGTCGTGGTCGGAGGAGTGCGTCGGACTGCAGAAATCTTCTTAATGGATGCGGACGACTACGAATCTATTTTCGCCAAGTATGGAATAAACGGACTGTGGGACGAAGCAAAACACCGTGCGGTTATTGAGCAAACGAAGGCTGCCGGACTTACGGAGGTCGCCGAATGGCTTGAAAGCTTGCCGTTAAACGATCCGAATGCCCGTCCGTTGCATCACCGACGTATGTCAAACAACTCGATTGCATTCACGGAAAAGCCGAGCCGCGAATTATTAAACTTAGTATTTACGATGATGCAGGCGGAAGGCGAGCCGGGCTTTATTAACCTCGAAGAAGCGCGCAGAAGACGGCCGAATGCGGAAGGCTTAAATCCATGCGCTGAGATTTTACTCGATAGCTATGGCGTATGTAACTTAACTACGGTCAATATGGTCGAATTCGTCAAGGAAATCAACGGCGAGTATTTTATAGATGTGAACGGATTGCTCGACGCACAACGTCGCTCAGCCCGCGCCGGCCTACGTATGACCCTCGCCGAGCTAGAAATTCCACATTGGAATGCCGTTCAGCAGCGTGATAGATTGCTTGGGACTTCGTTGACAGGCGTTAAGGACGCACTAGCCCTAATCGACTATACGGAGCAAGAAGAATCGCAGCTACTCGCCATGCTCGGACAGATTGCCCGCGACGAGGCCGATGAGTATGCGAAAACTATGCGCGTTAGCTCGTCTCTATTAGTAACGACGGTCAAGCCGGAAGGTACGATTTCACAGGTAGCTGGCGGAGTATCGAGCGGATTACACTGGTCGCACTCGCCGTACTACATTCGCCGTATCCGTATTAACGCAGCTGATCCGTTAGCAAAAGCAGTGCTTGACTTAGGCTGGTCGGTTAATCCGGAGGTTGGGACGCCTGGCGAAACGCACGAGGAACGATTGGCGAATGCTCGCACGCTAGTCATCGACTTTCCTGTCGCAAGTGGCGCCGAAAGAACGAAGGACGACGTGTCAGCGGCCGAGCAATTCGAAACGTACTTCAGTTTCCAGCGTAACTACACGGAGCACAACTCGTCGAACACTATCCACGTAAGGCCGGACGAATGGGCGCAGGCTGAGCAAATTGTGTGGGACGGCTGGGACGAATTTACTGCGGTGTCATTCCTTGCTCACGACGGAGGGTCTTATCAGCTGGCGCCGTACGAAGCAATTACGAAGGAGCAGTACGAGGAGATGGCCGCGAAAATGGCGGAGTTTAAGCCAGATACGCTACGCAAATATGAAACGGGAGAGGACAGCGATCTTGACGGAGCTGACGGATGCGAAGGCGGAGTTTGCCCGGTAAGATAATTACGAAAAAGTGCGCGGCCCTAACCGGTCGTGCTTTTTTTGTTAGAAGTGCGCGACTTTCGATTCTCGTTCTTATTATTAAGTAAGGCGCCAGAAACTGCGCGACTTTCACTTCTTAATCGGCATTATTAATAAGGACGTCGCAGTAGGCGCCCAATAATAAGGAGGCTACACGGATGGGATTACCGGAGAACAATATGCTTTTCGGATTCGAACCGAAGTTAACCGATGAACAGCGCGAATATGTCGACTCAATTTTCGATAACCAGCTCACGATTGTCAACGCAAGAAGCGGAACAGGCAAGACGACGCTAGCGGTGGCCTGCGCAAGACTGCTTGGCAAGCCGTTAATCTACACGTTTTCGCCAGTCGAAGAGGGTACGATGGGCTTTACGCCAGGCAGCGTCGAAGAAAAGGAATCGAAGTATTTCCAACCGTTGCTGGACGCGTTAGTTGAGATTCGCGAGGATCCGCGCTTCGCCATTAAGTCCGAAAAGAATCCGGATATGATAAACGAGGGCGCCTGGATAACGGCGAAGTCACACACGTTCGTGCGCGGAACTAATATCAAAGATTCAACGCTAATCATCGACGAAAGCCAGAACATGACGCGCGGCGAGCTTAAGAAGTTACTAACGCGAGTGCATTCAACGACAACCGTAATCATGATCGGTCACGATAAGCAGATTGACCTGAAGGACCCGAAGAAGTCCGGATTCGTTCCGTACATTGAACATTTTCGCGATGAGCCTTACGTTAATGTCCTGGAGCTGACGAAGAACTTCCGCGGAAGACTGGCGCAGAAGGCGGACGAATTAGAATGGTAAAGGAATGGGAGGCCGATGATTTATGGAAAAGTGTGTTAAGTGCGAAGGTGTTTATACACGTGAGGATTCCGATTCTAGCCAGAGTTCAGCGTTTTGTTCGCTAAAATGCGAAATTTCTTTTCGTGAACGTATGAATGAACCGATTAAATTTATATAAACCACGCAACTAAAAAGGAGGCAATCCCGATGAACTCAGCGAAGAAAACGGCCGCCGTCGCCATCATCACGGCCGGCATCGTACTCACCACGACGGGCTTCAATTCCGCGAAGCCATCCGCCCCGCCCGCGGCGCCAGCGCCAATCGTACTGCACGAAGCAACCGTCATCAGCGCCCTGCAATCGAAGGCCCGCATCGTAGCGCCGACCGGCAAGGTGGCCGTGAGCTCTCATTGGGACGAAGATAAATGGCACGGTCACCGCGGAATGACAATGTCGGTTAAAGGCGAAGTGGTGCTCGGAATAGATACGCAAGATATCGATATCAGCGTAGTTGATAATTCGATTAAAGTTCGCATGCCTCAGCCGGAAATTGTATCGCTGGATCTTCCGTACGACAAAGTAAGTATCTACGAGGAGACGTCGGTTATTCAAAAATTGTTCGCCATCGATATCCCCGACGAACAGAAGCAGGCGCTATACAAAGAGGCGAAGCAGAATATGCGGAAGGACATCGCTAACGATAACGAAGTGCAGGCGAAGGCCGAACGCCAAATGGAGGACGCGGTTAGCGGGTTATTGCTGAAAATAAACGGAGTGGATTCCATACAATTCGAATAGGAGGAATAGCGATGACAGTCGAGACTGAGCGTATCACTTTACCGAAAGAAGTGGCGGAGGCTATCGAAATACTAAGAGGTGGAATAGAGCCGTGGAATAACTACGCAATTATTACGTCAATTGATGATGAAGCTTTTCAAGATGAATATCCGCAATTAATAACGTTATACGATTATTTCAACGTAAGTGTCGTCCATTCAAATCGCCATCCCAACGCATTGATGGTCGCACTGGTGAACGGATACCAAGTCGAATGAACTGGATAATCGCGATCACTTGGACAGTGTCGCTAATCCTGACGGGGAAGATCGCTCATGCGGTAGGCTGGCGCGACTGTATCCGGACGCTGGAAGTATTCATCAGTAATCGGAAGGAGGACGAATAGTGAGCACATTACTAGTATTAAGCGCGTATGCGGCGTTTGTGGTTGCGGTTACGAGCTTGATAGGGGTCGCGCTGGTTTCCGGTCTTGACGGGCATGAGGCGGAGACTGAGCAGAAGTTCTACTTGCGAATCGGTGGCTGCTCTATAACTTACGCTTTAATAGCAATCGCGATATTCTACTTGATGCTATGAGCTACCGCATGATTCACGCAGCACGTCGTCTAATGTGCGACAAGTTTTCGATTTTATGTACGCTGGCGGAGTTGAACGCTAAGGAAGAAAAAGATGAAGACGAGGAGGATAACGATGACAAACGAAACTAAGCTTGTCACACTGCCGAAAGAGGTTGCGGAAGCGATAGGAAAACTAAAAGAAACCGAGCGTTGGCCTATGTCGGATTTAATGGACAGCTCGAACTTTATCAACGAAAGTGGATATGTTGCGCCAGATTCAGACCAAGCTGCATACCCGATTGCAGTATATCTCATGGAGCATTTCGAAAATAACTTACCGACATATATGGAGGCACTAGTAAAAGGCTACCAAGTCGAAATGTCTCCGGAGGAAAAAGTGGCGGAGTATTACGAAAGCCTTTTCGGTGAGAATCAATTTGATAAGAAGGAGTTCGTACTCGTTAAAACATTAAACCTACTCGGCGTCAGCATCCAGGGAGTAAACGTAAGATAAGGAGGAATTTAAATTGACTAACGATAAATTAACGCAAATGTACGAAATGCAGACGCAACTTGATTCACGAATTATTGAGGAACGCGGTATAGATAAAACGACTGACGAATGGGTGGTCGGACTGACTATCGCCATGGAATCGGAAATCGACGAGATACGGCGCGAGGTTAACTGGAAGTGGTGGAAGAATCCGAAGCTGATCGATAAGGATGCGCTACAAGGCGAAGTAATTGATATGTGGCATTTCTTACTTTCAATGTCACGCGTGGCGGGCTTAGAAGCTGACGATATTCACCGATTATATATGGAGAAGAACGCGGAGAATCACGCCAGGCAGGACGGAACGAGTGTGAAAGATGGATATCGTGCTAAGGAGTCCTACGATAAAGCCCTCAATCAGAATGGCGGGGCGCTTGAAAGATTGGCGAATGAAATCGAAAGAATAGCTAAGGAGGTCAATTAGATGGCAGAAACTAAAATGAACGTAACCTTGCTGGCACATACGCAGTTAAGTAAAGCATTCAATCGGTTTGATGACGAGTTAAGTTTTGACGGATATACAACGGCTATGGGAGCATTCAGCGCTACCGACGGTCAAGCGGTCGCACTATCCGCAATCCGAACGTGCTACTCACCAGGCAAGCCTTCGGAAATCGTCGCAAAGGAAGGCGCCAAGTATTTCGGAAACCAAGCGACCGACGGCGCAGGAGGCACGGAAGCCGACCGATTGTTCCGGCAGATAGTCGCATCCAAACACACTTCGACGCTGGAGCACCTATCGTTCACCTTTGCGATTGAAGGCGTTTCCCGCGCATTGTTAGCGCAACTCACACGTCATCGCGCTGGATTCAGTTTCAGCGTTCAGTCGCAACGTTATGTCAGATTCGGATCGGGCGATAGAAGTGGTGGATTTGATTACGTAGTGCCGGATACAGTGCAAAGTGATCCAAAGAAGGGGCACGTATACAGTAACGCAATGAATTACGCACAAAGAGCTTATGACGCGTTGAGGGAAATCGGAATCCCGGCCGAAGATGCACGCGCAGTCCTACCGAACGCAGCCGCATGTAACCTCGTCCTAACCGCCAACCTTCGCGCCCTGCTCGACTTTTACGCGAAACGCCAACCCGGCAAAGGAGCGCAAGGTGAAATCGCCCAACTAGCGGAAGCACTTAAATCGGCCGTCATCGAAGTTGAACCTTGGACTTCGCAATTCTTCGAAGGAGCGTGATTCTATCGTAATCGCAACGTTGGCACTAACGCATTTCTTACTACTAACGGAATTACAGGCGAAGGCAGACGAAACAGCTGCGCCCGAGCCCCGCGTCATCGAGGTCGGGGAGTCGGAGCGGGATAAAGCCGAAAGGCTGCGGCGGCAGCGAGAGGAGGAGGCGAAACGTGAAAAGGAAGCTCGAATTAACAATCGCAATAGTATCCGCAGTAGCCGTAATAACCACGATGATAATCTTACTAGTAATGGCCGTAACCATAACAATGAATGGATAACGTTCGAAGCCACCGCATACACAGCGTTCTGCGATACGGGCTGCACGGGTGTCACGAAGACCGGTCTTGACGTCAGCAATACGACAACTCACGGAGGACGGACGATAATCGCAGTCGATCCGGCGGTCATTCCGTTAGGCTCGGCGGTCGAGATTCGGCTGGCAGACGGCAGGGTTATCGCTGGGACGGCACAGGATACAGGCGGAGCTATCCGTGGAAAAAGAATTGACGTGCTAATGAGCAGCGAAGGGCAGGAGAGGGAGTTCGGAAGGCAGTCGGTGAAAATAAAAGTAATGGGGGCGGAATAAATGGAGAATGTACACTTAGTTAAAGACGAAAGTATCGGCGGAATTCAACGGGAATTTATCGAAGTAGATCGCAAGGCGGAAGTTGGGGATTACGTTTGGGTATCGAAGATGGACGGAGCACCTGTTAACGAAATTGCTAAGGTTATTAACGAAGATTATGACGGAGATAACAGCCGTGAGGCGATTCAATTAGACGTCGAAATTAACCATGAAGACCTTTTACTCTACGTAGGCAATGACGATAGTTTCGCAGTTCTTGAACCGACCGACATCGTTCACATCGATGTCACGCGCTACCAACTAGTCGAACGCAAAGCGGAGGTCGGTGATCAAATCATGATCGTTAGTGCGGACCGTACGTTCGACAATTATGATAATGGCGACATTATGACGGTTCAATCAGCCATGAATGAGACTGTCTATGTTAGGGGTGGTACGTGTGTAGGCGATGGTGAATATTCGGTACTCATTCCAGTCGACTCCGAACCAACTCCGGACATCTACGATTTAATGGCGAACTTAGTTACTCGTGTCGCGGCTTTAGAAACGGAAAACAAACGTATCAAGCAAGACTTAGGGTGGTACGAAATGGGTCCGGGCAGAATCGCGAATCTTCGTAATTCCGTCAGCGACTTGAAGCATTCGATTCAGACGTTGGGAGAAAGCTTCGAACAAGATAAGCACGAGTCGGACGAATTTGCTGACGAAATGAGGCGTAAGGTAGGCGAACTGGTCCGCAGTAGAAACTCGCTCGAGGGCCAGCTTCGCGACACGCAGAACAACGTACAGACTTTCGCGGAGCTAGCAGAAACGGCTAAGGAGCTAACGGAAGCTAACACGAAGGATATCGCATTCCTAGACGAACGGACTTATACACCTGTAAAGCCAACGAAGTCAGCCGAGGAGATCCTGCACGAGATTTCGAAGATACTCGCTGAATCCGGAGGTGCTGGCGCGTGAAATCGATAATCAACGTTAATCGCGAAGTAACCGTCACGAAGATCGCCATTTGCGGCCAGCTTCGATCGGGCAAGGACGCAGCCGGCGACCGTTTCCGCCTACACCATCGATTCCGGGCGTTCGCCTTCGCTGACTACGTAAAGAAGACGGCGCACACGCTGTTCCCGCACATCCCGGCCGATCCGAAGCCACGCCGCCTCTATCAGCAGATTGGCGAAAAGGCTTGCGAGATTGATCCGTTAGTTTGGGTACGACTGACCGAGCGGCAAATCGGCTTTCACATCGACGGCTCAATCAGCCTGGGCGACGAGGATATTCGCGTCATCATTACGGACCTGCGGAAGCCGGCGGAGTACGAGTGGGCCCGGGCGAACGGTTACAGCATCGTAAGGATTACGGCGTCGGAGGACGTCAGGTTGGCGCGGGCAAAGGCGGCAGGCGATGCGTTTGAGCTGGAGGACTTGGCGCATGACACCGAATCGCATGTGGCGGGCTTCGGCGTAGATTTCGATATTGTGAATGACGGAAGTTTGGCGGAATTACACGAAAAAGTTGACGAAGTGGTTGCGAAAATAAGGGAGGCGGAGTAAATGGACGGATTTAATATTTCGTGCGCTAATTGTGACTGCGAGGAGTACAGCGTCGAGGGCAAATCCGGATATGGAGTGACAATTGTTTGCTCCGGGTGCGGAAATGAAGAAGATATTTTTTGGTAAAGGAGTCAAGGAAGCGGAGGCAACCGACGGGATAAAGTAGGCAATTATCCCGCAGTCCTTCCGAGGAATTAATCGTCGGCACCCGTAAATCCTTCAAGCTGAAACGCGAATGATCCGGCTGGCAGCCCGGCGTCCGAGAAGTCCTTGCCGGTATACGTAAAGCGCATCGGCAGCTTACTTACGTCGAGGCCCAGCGTCTTGATGAACGGCTTGGCATTACCATATCGTCTTTTGTCAAATTTAAATGGGCGGGTGTCCGTTGCTTTAACTACGTCAGGCTTAGCGACAACCAGGCGCATGTTAGCGTGGTCATAGCCGACGTACAGGCGGAGCGGACACTCGGCGCCGATCAGCTTGCAGACGCCGGACGATAGGTAAAGGCGCTGCTGAGAATCAACGGTGATGTACGGTTGGTCAGATTCGGTTTCATACGAAATCCAGGCGAAACCCTCGTTTTTCTTTTTCGACATAGTAGCACGTCCTTTTCACAACTTCATTTATACGTTAAGTATACGCAAATAAAACGAAATTATCAAGGAGGCGGAGGAATGACGAAGAAATTAAAATGTCTCGAATTGTTCGCCGGCACGCGCAGTATCGGCAAGGCTTTCGAAGCGGCGGGCCACGAAGTATATAGCGTCGAATGGGACGAAAAGCACGGCAACATCGATTGGTTCGCGGACATCGGCACGATTACGGCGCAGGACATACTCGAGCGCTTCGGCCGGCCTGACGTAATTTGGGCAAGCCCGGACTGTACGTCGTATTCCATCGCAGCCATTTCGCATCATCGAACTCGGGAGCCGGACGGTAATCTGGCGCCTAAAAGCGATTACGCGAAGTTTTGCGATAAGGTGAACGCGAACATGTTGGCGTTAATCCGCGAGCTGGATCCGACTTACTACTTCATCGAAAACCCGCGCGGAGGCATGCGGAAGATGTGGTTTATGGCGGACCTGCCGCGGTACACGGTAACGTATTGCCAATACGGTGATGATCGCATGAAACCGACCGACCTCTGGACGAATCACCCAGCGCCTAACTTCCGGCCGATGTGTAAGAATGGCGCACCTTGCCACGAAGCAGCTCCGCGGGGCTCGAAGACAGGCACACAAGGACGGAAAAACGCGATGGAACGTAGTAGGATTCCGGATGAACTATGCAGGCATATCGTAGAGATTTGTGAAAGCGAGGCGAACTAAATGGGCGCAGGAGCAACGGTCAAGCCGGAAAATCCACGCTATATCGCATTGAATACGGCGGCGGGCGTCAAACGGTTGCTCGCCGACTACCACGCGCTGAGCGAGCGCAGATTCACCGGAGATGTAGACGCCTCAGTAATCTTACTCGATTTAAAATCGGCAATCTCTAAGGCTGGGCTAACGGTGCGGCAGGCGGAGGCATTACGGCTGGTCTACGTGGAGGATTTGACGCTAGAGAGCGCCGGTAAATTAATGGGCGGAACGACGAAGCAGGCCGTAGATCAGCACGTCGATAATGCGGTAGAAGCTATCGCGGAAATTTACTACTATTGGAGCGGCCATAACGAAGGATATGAGGGGGAAGTAATATGACGGATTATAAAACGCAATTACACGAAGATATAACGAAGTTACAGGCGGCTACCAAGCGAGGCGAATTCCCTCGCGAGCTCCGGATTGAAAAGATTGAGCAGCTGACGGAAGACTATTATCGTTTGGCTGGCGAGATGCCGGATAGCGTGGCGTTAGAGCGCTTGGCCGACCTGATTTTGCACGAGGAGTTGACGGATATGAACGAGCACAAAGTTTCGCAGACCGAGTATCCGTTTCTTAGCGAGTCCCAGTTTGATCGCCGCGAAAGTAAGGAAATAGCGATCGGCGGAGATCGGATGAGTATGAACGCTGCGGACGGAGGAAAGCACGAGAAGCCTGACCGTAGAGTGCGTAATGGGTACGAAAACCTGCTGATTGATAAGAAGGCTAGGTCGCGAAATAAAGAGCGTAGGCAGAAGTACAAGGAATTTACTAAGGTGCAGCCGGTGATTACGTGGAATTTGCGAGAAAATGAGTAATTAGTCGCATCCACTTTTTAGGTGCTCAGCCGCCTTTATATACGAGGAGATATATTCCGGCGTTTCGGCGTCGGATAAACGAAAGGGGAACGAAGGAATGGCGAAACAATTACTAGGGAGTTTGGAGTTAAACCGGATTTATCAACGCGATTGCTTGGAGGGGATGCGGCTAATTATGGACGATAGTGTGGATTTAATCGTTATTGATCCGCCTTATAATATCGGAAAAGATAAGCGTTGGGATAAATGGAAAACAGTCGATGAGTACGTAGAATTTATGAGCGAAGTGTTTACGGAGTGTGAACGCGTACTAAAACCAAATGGATCGTTTTACTTTTTTCATAACGATATGATGCAGATTCGGAAGCTGATGAGTGCTGTGGACGAGACATCTTTTGAGTTTAAGCAGTTTATCGTATGGAATAAGCGGTTTGATGGTGCTAGAAATAAAGGATTCCTAGACGGCTTTATTGAGCCAGAAGGGTTGCGTAACTACCAACAAATGACGGAGTATCTCTTATATTACGTGAAACCCAGCGGAGTTGAGTACGGGGATACGGGATGGGAGCGGGTTAGGTTAGACGTTACTAACTTTAAAAAACTTCGCGATTATTTTTGCGAACTACACAAGTCGACTGGTTTGACGAAGAAAAAGCTAATCGAATTAGTGGGCCAACGAGTGGATCATTGCCTTCGTTATAAATCGTCTCAGTGGGGCCTTCCGACAAAGGATACGTACTCAGAACTAGTAAAGTATGTAGACGTTGCTTCCTTTGAAACACGTAGTTTTGAAAGCCTAACGGATGAGTTCGAAAGACTACGAGCTTCCTACGTCGAATTGGTGGATCAATATGAGGGCGAGCGCTACACATACAACAACCAGCGTACGCATCACTCCGTATGGAATTACGAAATTGCTCAAAAACAAGGGCATATAACACCTAAGCCGGTCGAGCTTATCGAGAATGTCATTCTACACTCTTCTAATACCGGCGATGTCGTTCTTGACTGTTTCATGGGTAGCGGAACGACAGCGGTAGCATCCGTCCTCACTAACCGAAACTTTATCGGATTTGAACGCGAATCAGAATATATACAGATATCTAATCAACGCTTAGAAGCTGTCGAGGACGAGATTGCTGAACGAAAACTAACGGAATGAAATACGCTCGCCTCGCGCGGGCTTTTCTTTTGCCTGATTATATCGAAAAGGGGACGATATTATGAGTAGAATCGAAGAACAACGCCAGTGGAGCAACTTAGCGCCGAATATTAAACGCGGGGTCCTTGCGCTAAAGGAGAACGCTGTAGTACAGGACGGAAGAGTATACGATCAGTATGGCGTAGATAAGTCGCACTTAGCGGAGATATCCGTTAAAACAACGCCAGCTCAGCACGAAGCTTTACGCGCTGTAGACGAATTAAGCACGCACGAATTGGAGAACGGGCACTTCGTATTCGCGTTCTTCGAGAGCTGCCAGACGATGGCCGATCGTTATCCTACGTTCACACAGCCGGATCTCGCGCGCCTAATGTTTATCGGCACATATACCGGGTATCAGACCGGACGTCTGCAGCATGACAACGGAAGGGTAATCGACCGTCGGGCGCTGGAAACGTTAATCGGAATCAGTCGTAACAGGTTCGCGGAGTTCTATCGCAAGTTAATCGACGCGGATATCGTACAGGAGCAAAACGGCGAAATCCATATTAATCCTAGCGTATTCTTCCGCGGACGATTGAAGGACGCCGGCTACAAGTTAGACGAGTATAATCACACGCGAATGTTCCGGAAGACTGTGCGGGACCTTTACGCAATATATAAGGGGAAGAAGACGGCGCAGCTGGCGATAATATACGCGGTGCTACCGTTCCTCAACTTCCGCACGAACGTCGTCTGCTTTAATCCGCAGGACCAAGATACGGACGAACTACGCCCTATGAATATCGAAAACCTGGCGGCGTTGCTCGGATATAGGGATACGAATAAGCTACGAAGGGTTCTCGAAGGGATCAGTATCGATGGCCAGCCGGTGTTCTGGTTGCCGCATAACGTGCACGATCGGAGGCAAAAGCGTATCGTCGTTAATCCGAGAGTGGTGTTCGCAGGACCTGCGGAGTCGCTTGGCGCTATCAAAGTACTGTTCGCGTAAATAATACCCTGCTTTTACGGTGCAATATTGGCGAAATACCCTGCTTTTACGGTGCATACGAAAACCTCTACAAACGTTGATATGACGCGGTTTGTGGGGGTTTTTCGCGTTTCTATCCTTCTTAATCAGACAAACGTATTCTAAGTACCTGCGCCTCCATTCACCTAAGAGCGTGGTTCATTCGGCGCCAACTATTCGTTTTAGTTAAAGGGCTAGCGAAAAGGGGATATAGTAGGCAAGGTCGTCACGTCAGTGGCGGCTTGCTATGTTTTTAAGTCGTAAGACTTAACGGTAATAACTGCGGATACCTACCGTTATTACCTTGACTTATATGCATTCTCACGCACTATAGTATAGAAGCAAATCGGTAATTATCGGACATCAGTCCGGAAAGGAGGACGTAACATGGCGAAACGATTAAACGAAAAGCAGTACGCAGCCATCGCTATACTATCGCAACCTAAGCGCGCAGGCCTTACCTACGAGCAAGTGGCGGAAGAGGTCGGCATCGCTCGCTCTACTCTACAGGAATGGCGGAAAGACGACGCCTTTAACGATGAGCTTAAGCGCCAGATTATGCGTGATACGATCGACAGGCTGCCGGAAGTAATGGCGTCAGTGCCGGATCATATTATTAATGACGGTAACGCAGCGATGTTCAGGACGCTATTGCAGGCGCAGGGCTTACTTACTGAGCGGGTGGAAGTCGAAGCTAAGGGCGGTGCTACTGCGGATATAGATGGTATGCGGGCCGAGATAGAGCGGATTCGTAATAGCGGGGCTACCGAGTAGGTTCGCGTAGGGACATATAATAGAAGGAAGACGGTGAGTGTGGCGGTAGCAGTCGGTACGGGGCGAGGGATAGTACGGGGAGCAGGGCGAGTAGATACGCCAGATTACCTGCACGAAGCTCCTGATGGACACGCGCCTCAAACACTTTGACCTGCGCTGTTTATATGCACGATTGTATGCAGAAGGGCCGGAGTTGGACGTCATGATAAACGTTGTTGTATCGCTGTTCTTACGATGTATAAACTTAGTAGCGTTCATTCAGCGCTTGAAACGTTGATTTAAAGCGATTCTTAACGTAACACAAAACCTCTTTGTTACATCGGGTATGCAGCGGAGTGAGTGGCGTATGCACCGCCGTGATCCCCCAAGCCCGCCCGACAGAATCGCGTCTTCTGGTCCGGAACCAATCGGCGCACAAAATTTTCACTTTGGCTTTTGCGGACTTCCTACCGAATGCCTAACGGTGGGACTTTCGTGGCAATAAAACCGCCTTAGGTGGTTACATACGAAAAGAACCCCCGCCATTCCAGTGAGGGCCTTTCGGATTTCTATAAACATAACGCTTCATACGTTTCGTCGATCGTATCTTGTGTAATTCCGATATATCTAAGCGTATCGGCTTCGGTCGAGTGGTTTAACATACGCATGACCTGCGCAATGTCGCCCGTCTTCTTATACGTATGATAGCCGGCGGTCTTCCTAAGCGAATGGCAGCCGATTTCTACAGTTACGCCAGCCCTTTCGGCAGCAGCGTTGAGCAGACGGTAAGCTTGCACGCGGGAGATAGCATTTCCGCCTTTACGCGAAGGGAACAGCGGACCCTCATCCGGAGCTAGTTGGCGAATAGCTTCGCGGGCGGCGGCGTTAATCTTGATGCGTTTGGATTTCTTCGTCTTACCTTCACGAAGGGTTATATAATCGCCAGCCACGTCGGAGGCTGTTAACGTAAGTAAATCGCTAATCCTCAGCGCGGTATTAATGCCGAGGTTGAATAGCAAAAGATCGCGGCCGTGCATAGCTTTCCTCATACGGTTAATGTCGCGGATGGATTTTAACGGTTGGACTTCGTTCATGGGCGAAAACAACTCCTTCTGGCGCCAAATGTACGCCGTTTCTTTTATGTTACATTCATCTTACGATAAATATTCGGATGTGTCAACGATATCATAACGATAATCACACGAAATTAAACGCATATGGACGTTTTAAAGCTTTGCGAGGGTATTCGTACCTTTCGCGGCTAGAACGGCTAAATCACTGCGAAAAAGGAGGCGATTATTATCGCATGGAATGGACGATGGATTGATACGGCTGAGCGTGCGGAAATGATCGCCACCTATCGCGAATATAAAGATGCGCTCGACGAGAAGTACCCGGATGCCTCAACGATGGATGCCGACTTAATGGCGGACTACCTAGCGGCTTGTCGCGAGCTGGCCCGTTTAGAGCGGATACACCGGTGCGAGCGCGATTTGCTCGAATTCAGCATCGAATACTTTTCGGAGGCTAAGAATCCTGGCAACGCGGGCAACTGGGAAGGCTTCGACATAAGCAGGCGTGAAGATGCGGCGCAGTTCCACAAGGAGATATGCGACATCATGAACGAGGTTTCAACGACGAAGCCTAACGCAAAGACGGCGGTCGCAGCCCCGAGGTCCCACGCAAAAAGTTCGTACTTAACGAAATCCTTTCCGTTACATGAGGTCGTTTTTCGTAAGCGGAAATACATCATCATTATCTCGGAAACGCCGTCAGTATCCGGACCCAACTTGGAATGGCTGGCGACACAGTTAAAACATAACGATAAGCTTCGCGCGGACTTCGGGCCAATTCTCAGCGTTAAGCAGCAGGAGAATCCGAAAGACAATAACGCCGAGTTTATCGCATGGGAACCGAAGCCAGACGGTAACAAACGTCAGCTTACGAAAATAGAAGCGGCATCGACAGGGCAAGCACTTCGTGGGCGTAACTGGAACGGCTCGCGGCCGGATCTTGTCGTTTGCGATGACTTGGAAGACGCCAAGACGAACGCGGCAACTGAGGAACAGCGGACAAAGCTTCGCGAATGGTTCCAATCCGTTGTCATGCCGTTAGGGGATCCGAAAGGCGAGCGAACAGCTACGATATACATGGGGACTACGGTTCACTGGGAATCGCTACTTATGCACATTCTCTATAAGCGGTCGGATTTCACTACGAAAATTTATCGCGCTATCGTTGAGTCGCCGGTAAATGGCGAGCTATGGGAACGTTGTCGTGAGATATATACAGACCGCGAGAATCCGAAGAGACTAGACGAAGCCAAGGCGTTTTACGAAGAAAATAAAGTCGCCATGCACGAAGGCTCAGTCGTATTATGGCCCGAAGTACAGCCGTTATGGAAGTTAATGACGTGGAAGTGGGACAACGGAAGCAAAGCCTTCAACACTGAGTATCAAAACAATCCGGTCGATGAAGAGTCGATGATTTTCAACCCGGCTAACTTTACGTATTGGGATGACGTGGATCCTAACCGAGAATTTCCGCATAGTCAGTATGTTATTTCGATGGGTGTCGATTTCGCAATGGGCAAGACGGCCCGTGGCGACTTTTCTGCGATTACAATATCCGCAAAGCATAAAGAGACGGGTGTTCATTACGTTGTCGATTCGTTTATCGAGCGGCTTCACCCGGACGCTTACATGAAGGTTATCGTCGAGAAATCGTTGAAGTGGCAGCCTGACGTAATTGGAGCGGAAGCTCAGATGGCGCAGGAATTCTTCGTCGATAAGCTAAAAGAGGCGCTATATCACTCGGGCTATCCCGCACATAATCGCGTCAAGAAAATATATCAGCGTTCGCGCAAGGAATTACGTATTGAGTCGATGCTGCCGGATATTGAAACGAAGAAAATTCAATTCAGCCGCAAGCACTCGATGTTGCTCGAACAATTTGAACGCTACGGCAGCGGATCGCACGACGATGGTCCAGATGCTACCGAAATTTCCATTCGCGTCTCTCAGCAAGCGAGGCGTCAGATCATAGATAAGCCTTCGTGGCTATAAAAACGAAAGGAGGACGCTAGATGTCGATATTCGGACGAGATAAAAAAGAAATCGAGAAGCTGAACGAAACAAATGCACAGTATACGTATAGCACGTTTCAGCCAGGCGAACAATTCCCGCCGGCCAATTCGCGTGAACGTATTTCGAAATATAAACGAATGAAGCGCATATTCGAAGGTCGTCAAGCGGAAGTATACGAGCGGGCTACGGAAATCTTAAAGGATACGCCGCACGCCGAGCAACTTAAGAAGCTTTACATCGCGGCAAATATTCCGGATATCATCGTAACCAAGCCGGCTGATTTACTTGTCGGAGAGCCTCCGGGATTCGAATCGGGCCTGCCTGATAGTAGTCCGGAACAGAAGGCGCTAACTAGTTACGTCGAAGAGAACGACCTGGTTAAGCAGATTCACGAAAGCTGCGTAGGTAATGGGTATCGCGGCGACTCATGGCTGAAAGTACGCTACGACTACCGCCAAGACTTTTCGGAAGTCCTTAAGATGGGCGGAAGCATACCTGAAGATACGAAAATGGAGCCGATCATTGAGCACGTCAGCGCTGATTGCGTTTTCCCGGAAACATCGCGCGGCAATATTAAAACGTTTAAGGCCGTCAACATAGCGACAGTTGAATACGTGGTTAGCCGTAACAGCGAGGTTCCTTTCTTAAACGTGGAGCGACATATTCCCGGATACATTAAGTACGAGCGCTATATCCTTAACGAAGGCGAAGGTAACGTGGACAACTCGTATGGATATCCGTTGCAATATTATATTATCGGCGAAAGAGTGCCAACAGGACGCCAAGAAGACATCGTAGCGACAGGCGTTCCGCAAATGTTAGTCCATCATATCCCGTATAAATCGGTTGACGACGACTGGGAAGGTATTGGCGGACTTGAAAAGCTCGACTCGATACTAGCTGCGATAAACGATCGTTTAGTACAAATCGATTATATCCTTTGGAAACATAGCGACCCGACAGCATACGGACCTGATCCCGGAGAAGGCGGACCTTCCATGCGATTCGGCGGTAAGTTCTTTCCAATCGGTCCGGAAGACCCAACGCCAGGATATATGACGTGGGACGGACAACTTAACTCAGCGTTTAAAGAGCTCGAAGTATTGCTTGCGCTGGCATTCCAAATCGCGGAAACTCCGCAATGGTTATTTGGAACGGTGCTTGGCGATAACTCAGGCGGAACAGGAACGTCGCACACAGACAGTGGTTCGATTAAAGCGCGATTCTTGCCTATCCTTTCGAAAGTAAATCGCATACGGACGCATTACGATAGAGCGATTCGTGACGCTTTATATTCGTGCCAACTACTCGATATAGCGCACGGAGAGGCGAAATTTAAACCAACATATCCGACCATAACATGGCAAGACGGAATCCCGACGAATGAGAAAGAGCTTGCGGAAATCATGCAGATTAGAACCGGCGGCAAAGCGACTATCGACGTCAAAACGTCCATTAAACGTATGGATGCGGTTGACGACGACAAGGCTGGCGAAATTATAACACGTATTTCGGAAGACGAGAAAGCGATTAGCGGAGGTGCTAAAGTTGGCAATTCCGACACCGACATACGAGTATAATGTCGCAGTTTTACGGGGTTATTACGAGGAAGCTTTGAACGATATCTCTAACGAATTACTACGTCTTGACCTTAGCAACTTTGAACGCTCCCAAGCAAAAGCGACAGAGTTAGAGATTAAACGGATCATATCTGAACTTGATGATAAGGCAATGGAGTGGGTAACAAGTAATATCCCGGTAGCTGCTACAGACGGCGTTGCTTTATCACTTGTTTCTTTAGGTTTAGCGCAGTCCATGCAGGAAGCACGCGCTATAGTTAGCTTTAATAAGTTAAACACCGACTTTATTAAAACTGCAGTTGCTGACACGCAAGAGGACTTGTTGCAAGTTACAAAACATATGGAGCCAAATCTGGTCGGAGGCATTCGTAGTGCTGCTGCTGAGATGGTTCGCTCTAATTTAACACGCGGTGTTAACGGAACACAAACGTTAAAACGCGATTTACTAAATCGATTAGACGAGGCAACAAAGTCAGGAATTATTTATGCCGATGGAACTGTGCAAAAACCTGAAGTATACGCCGAAATGGTAGTCAGGACTAAGATGGCAGAAACCCAACGAAAAACAGCTATCAATGACGCTATAGATAGAGACGTATATTACGGGGTTATATCTCGCCACAACGCTACTGATGATTGTGCAAAGTGGGAGGGTAAAGTTGTTCGTTTTTTAGCAAAGGCCCCAGGTAAGTATCCATTAATTGACGAGTTGCCGAAGCGTGAAATTTTCCACCCCAACTGCAGACATACAATAACACCGGTCAGAAAGCCGGAAAGAATATAAAAACCGCCTTACGGAATGGCTTAAAACTTTCGGTTGCATCAAATTAATGCGCGACGGCGGGTAAGCGGTGGAGGTTAGTATGACTCAAGAAAACACGCAAAATGCGGAAATTAACGAAACTCAAGCGGAAGTAACGGAAGATACGCAATCGGTACAAACCGAAGAAACTCCGAAAGTATTTTCACAGGAAGAACTCGACAAAATCTTAACAGACCGTATCTCACGTGAGCGTAAAAAACTCGATAAATTTGCGGACTATGACGATTTAAAAACGAAAGCTTCCGAATATGAGCAGTTACTTGAAGAAAAGCGCTTGTCGGAGTTATCCGAAAAAGAACGCCTAGAGGAAATCGCCAGGAAGCACGAAGAAGAAAAGCAATCCTTAGCGCAGGAACTCGAAAGCATGCGCGAAAGCGTTAATGCGGAAAAAATCCGCAACGCATTTAATCAGATTGCTACGAGCCAAAACGTTAACCATCTTGACGACGCATTCGTTCTTGCGGACTTATCGGCCGTGACAGTCGAAGACGGAAAAGTGGTCGGAATGGAAGACGCAATTAAGGCGCTCGTTGACAATAAACCGTTCTTGCTTGCGAAAAAGCAACCGACTCCGATCGGTGAAAGCACGAATGGAAATACGGAGCGCGCCGACAAAACAGCCGAGCAACTACTTAAAGAAGCGGCTGCAAAAGCGAAGGCAAGCGGACGTAACGAGGACAGAATGGCCTACGCAGCGTTGAAGGCCGAATTAAATAAGTAGGAATGGCGGGTCAAATAATAGACGCGTCTTTTTTAATACCAAAAAACTAAACACTCAGGGGGAAATAATAAAATGTCTAAAATTTACAACTCTAATTTAATCGGATTAAAACAATCAGTAGTAGATGAAATCTTATTGCTTAACCAACACCAAACTCCACTACTTAACATGCTTGGATTCGCGGCGCCAGTAACGCAAACTACGCACCAATGGTTCGAAGATGAAATGTATGCTGATGAATCTACAGTAGCAGGCGCTAAGCTTGTATCTGATACAACTGTCGTAGTTGCAGAAGTAGAGCCATTCCGCGTAGGCCACGTTGTTAAAATCGGGGAAGAATTACTATTAATTACAGCTATTAACGTCGGAACTAAAACTTTAACTGTCACGCGTGGGTACGCAAGCACAACTGCAGCCGCAATCGCTGACCTAGCTAAAATCGAAGTACAATTCGTAGAAGGCGCAGAAGGGTCAGATGTTCGTTCAGCTCGTTACAAAGCGCGTGTCGCTAAGTCTAACAAAACGCAAATCTTCGACGACTCTGTTGAAATCTCCGGTACTGCCGCAGCTGTTCAACAATACGGAATCGGTGATCTTTACGAATACGAAAAACAAAAGAAACAAGTTGAGCTTGCGTTGTCATTAGAAAAAGCGCTAATCAACGGCGTTCAATATGAAAACGGTCAAATCCGCCAAATGAAAGGTGTTCGCCAATTTATCCAAACTAACGTAACTAACGTAGCTGGTGCGATTTCACTTGACGCTATCACGAACTTAGGCCAATCAATCTACGAAGCTGGCGGATTCGCTACTGGCGGAAACTACAAAGTAATCGTAGGCGCGAAACAAAAACGTAAATTATCTGCGCTTGATACTAACAAAGTACAAATCAGCCGTTCTGAAAATTCTCGTGGTGAAGTAGTTGATACGCTTGTGAACGACTTCGGTCAATTCGAAATCGCGTTGAACAACAACTTGGCTGCAGACGAGTTACTTTTCGTCGATGCCAACCGTATGGCTATCCGTCCGTTAGTAGGTCGCGAATTCTTCCACAAATACATGGGCGAAAAAGGTGACTACACTGTTGGTATGCTAGTTGGCGAATACACTCTTGAATTCCAACAAGAGAAAGCTCACGGACGTTTGAAAGGTCTTAACTAATATAAACTAACGGCTCGCAGGTTTCTGCGGGCTTTCTTTCTAGGCGGTGATATGATGGCAGAATTTAAATCGCAATATAAAGAGCTCGGTTTTTACGTAGATGGCGAATTTAAAAAGTTTAATGACGGTCGCTACGCTACTGAGGACGAAGCCACGATTGAAGTTTTAACGAATATTTCAGACGCACAGCGCGTCGACGAACCAAAAGCGGAGGAAACGCCGAAGCCTGTAAAACCGGTTGCAAAACCGAAAGCTCCTGCGAAGAAAACCTCCGGAAAATAAGGAGGCGATTTTATGGAGTGGGATTTAATCTCGGCGGAAGAATACATCACGCTTAACACGTTGGACAACGAAGATTTTATCGACGGGGACGACACACGCAAGACGGCGTTATTAAACGTAGCAAGCCGAACACTTACCCGGAAATTCAGCGGATTAACGATACCGAACGAAGCCGTATACCTTTTCGGCGCGGTGTTGGCTAGCGCATATAACGATACGAATAAACTGCAGCAGCAAGGAATCGCAAGCTTTTCGATTAAAGGAATCGCGTTTACCTTCAAGGATTGGGCGAAGAAGGGAATCGACGCGTACATCCCGGATGAAGTCATCGACCTTATTAACGAAGAGAACGGCGTGGAAATCTCGACAGGTCGCACGCTGAAATGGACGACGTTGTAATGGCGATAATCCCGTTAAAGCAATCCGTAACTATTCAGCGTAAAGGCGAGCCGGACGAGTGGGGCGAAGGCGGAGTGTCGACTAGCTTCACGTTGAAATGCCGCGTAGATGAGCGCACCCAAGTCGTACAAAATCAGCTAGGCACCGAAGTGGTCAGCGGAATGGAAATAACGCTCGATAAATTACCGGACGTACGTTACGACGACGTAATCGAATACACGAACGAATTAGGCGTGACGATCCGACGTACTCCGATAAAGATTGAGCCCATCCGCATGATTAACGGAAAGCCTGCGCTAACGGCGGTGTATGCATAATGGCGAAGGATTTCGAACTAGACCTCGGACCACTGCGCAAGTTAATCGAAAGGTCACCGGAAGCGGCAGGGCGCGGAGCCAAACAGGCGATGGACGATATTAAAGACGATTGGGTTCGCGGGGCACGCGACATTGCTCCGTTAGACACCGGCAACTTACGCAGACAAATAGCGGGCGAGGTCGAAGGGCACGACCTAAATCAGAAGGTTATCGTCACGGCCAACGCGGCGCAAAAAGGATTCAACTACGGTTATTATATCCACGAAGAAAATGCCGGCGGTAAATCGCTTCGGAAGTCAGGCACCGTCAAGAAATTCCTCGACCAATCTGCGGAAGAAGAAAAGTGGAAACGCTGGCTCGAAGAAGAGATCAAAAACGAACTTAGAGGAGCGGGGTGGTAAGGTGGCGGACATCAAAACGGAGATTCAGAGTATTCGCGATTTTGTTGCGACCGAGCTGCCCGGCGTTAGGTTTCATTTGCAGTATATGCCGGACGCATACAAGGCGGATGAGCTGGCGATTGAGTTAGGACCGAGCAGTTCGGAAACGGAGACGGCGTTTCATTATCGGCTCGACCGGACGTACCAGCTCGTATACTTCGGAGCAAGCAAGCTCGATTGTATGACGAAGATGCAGGCGGTTGAACACAAGATGAACGATAAACAACTAATTCCATTAGGCGACTCGGCTCGGTACTTACGTATCGGGTCTTTTTCGTTGTCGCCATCGTTCAAAACGGACACGACGGGCGTGTACGCAGTCATCGGCATGTTAGAAGCGGAGACTCGCGAAGCACGGACGCAAGTAACGTATGAGCCGGTCAATAACATGGAGGTCAGCGCTTATACAGACAAGACCGCCGGAGCATGGAGCACTTTAGACGGAACCGAAACGCCCAACCCGAACGACGGTTATCAATGGACTGACGTAGAGGCGGGGACAACGGTTCAGGGCAAGGTAGCTTCGCCGGACGGCTTTACTTGGTCCGACATAGAAAGCGGCAAGACAGTATTTACGGAGGAGGACGAATAGATGTCAATTACTCAGTGGGACCCGATGAACCTTCCGATTAGACCCGGCTTGTATACGAATTTCGTAAATGCGGCAGAGGGGCAAATCAAGGGAGGCGCAAGAGGGATCGTAGCTATTCCGTTAAACACATATACGGGCGGAAGTGCTACGGCTAAATCGTTTTACACAGTTACAGACGAGACGGGCGCGGTGGAGCTTTTCGGAGCAGAGAACATTCAGTCGATTAAATTCGCACTACAAGGCGGAGCAAAAGAGGTGCTTGTTTATACGATGCCTGCAACGCCTGCTACAGCGGATTTCGTAGACATGCGTAATGCCTTCGAAGCGCGGCCGTTCAACGTGTTCGTATTCGACGGAGAGCCTAGCGCTACCGAACGTACTAACACGCTAGCGTGGGTAATCGCTAACCGAAAAGAGCGTAAGCATTTTATGTTCGTTACGGGCGGCACAGCTGCGGAAGATGCAAATCCAACGACAGGAAACACTCGCTCAGCGGCGCTACTTGATGACTACGTAGTTAACCTTATCACCGGCGTAACAATCGGCGACGTTTCGTATTCAAGTGGAAAGTATGCGGCTCATATCGCAGGCTTAATCGCAGGTACGGCAATCAACAGGTCCATTACGTTTACAGAAGTAGCGGTCGACGATGTAACGAAACGTCTACGCAATAGCGAAATCATTACGGCGCTTCAGGCGGGTTCGCTTGTATTCGTTAATGATGGCGAAAAGGTGAAGATCGAGCAAGGCATCACGACGGCCGGAACGAAGATTCGCTCAGTACGTGCGCGCCAAGCGGTTGCAACGGACGTCGAGAAGACGGCTCGCGATAGCTACATCGGCAAACTCGATAATAGTGCGGATGGGCAGGCGGCTCTTATTAGCGCAATAAAAGCGTACCTTGAAACACTCGAAAGCGACAACGTGCTAACGGATATCGCCGTCGGACTAGATACGCAGAATCCTAGCGTTGGCGATACGGTCTTCATGCAGATTTCATACCGCGAGATTGATTCGATGGAACGCATTTTCTTAACAATTAACGTCTAACTGACGAAGAAGGGACGATAAACATATGGCATTAGATACAACTCGCGTAATTAACGGATCGTACGGCGAGGTGTGGAGCGAAGGTGTATGGCTAACAAACGTTACATCCGCAGAAGCGCTCGTCGAAATCAACAAAGAAGAAATCAACGTATCCGGTTCGCTTTGGACGGGGCATAAGGTTACGGGGCTGACTGGGACTGGAAACATTAAAGGATATAAAATGACATCGGAGTTTATTAAACGAATTGGCTCAGTCGCAAAAGACCGTGGAAAGCCTCATGTAACAGAGTTAATTTACAAACTAGCTGACCCTGCATCTTATGGAGCCGAACGAATTCGCTTGAAAGGCGTACAGTTCGACCGGATTCCTTTAAGCACATTCGAAGTTAAAACGATCGTGGAAGAAGAACTGCCGTTCACATTTAGCGGCTACGAATTACTAGACGAAATCAAAAAACCGTAACAAGCTGCGGGCGCCTTCGGGTAGCTCGCTTTAAATTCGAAAATTACCTAGGAGGTTTTTATAGATGGCGAAAAAAGAAAAAGATCCATTAGCAGCACTACTTGGCGCAGATGTGAAAGTGGAAAAGGCGGTACCTTTAAAACGATTGGGCGTTGATTTAATTGTTAAGGCACTCGATGGAAAAACAATCGGCAGACTTAGCGAACAGGCTACGCATTATTCTGGCAAAGGCGCAAAACGAGTAGCACATATCGACGAGCAAAAGTATGGCGGAAATATTATCGCATCAGCCTCGGTCAACCTACCATTCGGCGACCCAGCGTTGCTTGAAAAGTACGGAGCATCAGACGCAGGGGATTGTGTACAAAAGGCCTTGCTTGCCGGTGAAATCGCTAAGATTACGGAAGCTATCCTGGACATTTCCGGATTTGGTGATCCCGAGGAGCAAATCGAAGAAATAAAAAACTAATTAATGCCGGTGGGGAGGCGTTCTTACTGCACGCTATATTCCAACGGCACCATATTCCGCCTGACGAAGTGTATCAGAAAGATAGGCGCCATCAGCTGTTTATGTTCGCGTCTATGGACCTCGCATTCGAGGAAGAAGAGAAGCGTCGGAAGGAACAGGAGAGGAGGTAACTTATGGCTTTCGACTTAACAGCCAGGTTGTCGCTAGTGGATAAAATGACGAAGCCTTTGCATAATATTTCGAGAAAGATGGAGGCATTCCGTAGAGCTACGAATTCAACTCGGGACGCGAGCGGTAAACTTCGGAGTGAGAATGGAAAGTTTGCGAGCTCAGGTAATAAAGTATCGAATTCATTTGGCACGATGACTTCGAGCTCACGCAACTATACGGCAAGTTTGGTGAAAGTGGCTGCGGGAATCGGAGCGGTTATCGGCGTTCAAAAAACGCTCAACTCAACGGTAGGCGCGGCTATGAAAATGGAGCAGTCGCAAATCGTTATTGAGGCGATGATTGACGATAAGAGTCTATCGAAGCAGTACATGAAGATGATCGATAAGTTTGCGATTGATTCGCCGGTCCTAGACATGCAGGATATGTACTCGAACAGTAAATCGTTCTTAGCGGCAAGCACCGACTTAAAAGAACTAGAAAAAATGTGGGACTTATCCGAACGTTTGGTTGCGGTGGATCCGGTTCAAGGCGTAGAGGGTGCGGTACTAGCTTTACGTGAATTGTTCTCAGGAGATACGCAGTCGCTAGTTGAACGATTCGAGCTTCCCCGTGGAGCGTTGAACGATATTAAAAACCTTCCACTAAGCGAGCAGTTGGCGGAATTAGATAAGCTATTCAATAAAATGAACATGACTAAACATCTAGTCAACGAAATGGGAGAAGCGTCATTAGGAATAATTAATCGAATTAAAGAAGCTCTTCAAGTAAAACTCCGCAACCTCGGTTTCGAAGCTCTCGCTAAATTGAAACCTATACTCGAAGATATCGAAAAGGCAGTAAGTGGTGGCAAGCTTGATGGATTCTTTAAATCTATAGGCACAGCTTTTGCTTTTCTAGGTACGGAAGCGGCTAAGTTCGGAGATTACATTAAAGCGAATTGGCCTGCGATTCAGACAAACGTAATAGCTACAAAGGACGCTCTCGCTCCAATAGGTGCCGCACTATCTGTTGCCTACGATTTCGCTAAAAAGATCGGCGATTACATGGTGCAGAACTGGCCGACAATCATCGAAACGGTGGTAGCGTTAGGTGCAGGTTTCGTAGCTATGAGGATAGCGATGGTTGCACTTACAATCGTTTCGACAATTACGACACTGATGAACGCTTATAAAGTCGCTACGGTCGGTGCTACAACAGCGCAGGCAATATTAAACGGCGTACTTTTAGCGAATCCTATCGGCTTGGTTATCGCCGCAATCGGATTGCTAGTCGCGGCAGGTGTTTTCCTGTATCGCAATTGGGATACGGTCAAATCAAAAACAATCGAATTGTGGAATAAGCTGGGCGTCCTTAAATTTGCAGTACTCGCAATGCTTGGGCCATTTGGTCAGATTGTTGCGGCAGGCGTAGCTATTTACAAAAACTTCGACACAATAAAGAGCAAAGCCGGCGATATGGTTAACAGTGTTGTTTCCGGAGTTAATAAGATGATCGGCGTCCTGAATAAGATTCCAGGCGTAAATATTCCAATTGTTCCGAAGGTAAGCTGGGGCAACGTCACGAGTGCTCCTCAGTATAGCAAGTCGATAGGCCAAGGTCGCCAGACTTCGGCAGCAGGCGGACTATCATACGTACCGCGAGACGGCACGATAATCAACGCTCACCGAGGCGAACGCGTACTTACTAAGCAAGAAAATAAGGAGTATTCGTCAGGAAAAGGTGGCGGAGGAAATACGTACAACATGAATATAACGATGAAAGGTTCGGGATCCACTAAGCAAGATGCTAAACGTTTAATGGAATTATTCGTTAAAGAAGTCGAAGCTGCGGGAGGTGCAGGCGCATAATGGCGATCGAATATTGGTTAATCAGCGGTAAAGAAAAATTGCGTCTGCCCGTCAACCCGGAGTCAAACGCATATAGCTCGCCTTTTAACTACGACGACGTTGAGGTCGAAGGACTGGGCGAAGTAACTATTATTAAGAAGCGCGGCCTTAAGGAATTCGAAATCACAACGTTCTGGCCAGCGCTATACAATCCGACGTACTGCGGTTATAAGAGCTTCATCTCGCCGTCGTCATTCGTAAGTAAAATCGAAAGCTGGCGGAACAAACGGCAGCCTATTCGTTATGTTGTGACGGGCGCAGCTGGAGTTAACGTGTCGGTTACTATTCGCGATTTTGAAGTTGAGCCGGAGAGGGCCGGAAACCCCGGAGACGTTTACTTTACGCTGTCTCTGAAGGAATGGCGCGAGGTTAAAGTGGAAAAGGTTACGATTAAGAAACCGAAGCCTAAACCACGTCCGCCGAAACCGAAGCCTAAGCCGCAAAAGACTTACATCGTGAAGAAAGGCGATTGCCTGTGGAATATCGCGAAGAAGCGGTCCATTTACGGCGATGCAATGAAATGGCGCAAGATTTATAACCATCCGGCGAATAGGAAGCTTATCGGCAAGAACCCGAATCTTATCTATCCGAAGCAGAAGTTGGTGATTCCGAAATGAGCGTTTCACTTCGCTATTACTCTAGTTCGACCAGCTACGTAAAATTGACGGACTTAGTTACGTCGATTGAGTGGTCGGGCGAAACTACGCAGGCCAGCCGGTCTTGCGAGGTATCGCTGAATAATACGCTAAACGGTACGTCCAAGGCGGTTAACGTAGAGGTCGGCAAGGATATCCGGCTTTACGTAGATGGATCCGAAATCTTTCGAGGCGTTATCTTTAGTACGGAGATAGCCAGCGATGGAAGTTTCAGTTTTACCGCGTACGACTACAACCATTACCTTACGAAAAACTCGGACTCAATTAAGTTCGTTAAGCAGAAGGCTTCGCAGGTCATTCGCGCGATATGTAAGAAGTTCGATATTCCTTACGGAAACATTGACGATACAGGCTACGTGATCCCGAAGCTAATCCTGCGTAATAAATCCATATACGACATGATAACGATAGCCTTGACGGAGACTCGAAAGAAGACCGGCAGGGTTTTTCTGCTTGGAAATGAAGCCGGCAAGCTCGTACTTCGCGAAAAGAAATCGCAAGTCAAGCGGCTGGTCATCAAGGACGGCACGAATTTACTTAGCGCCAATTACTCGGAGTCCATTGAAGACCTACGCAACTCGGTCCGAATCACAGGCAAAAGCGGCGAGGAATCGAAGGGGGTCACTTTAAATGATACCCCCTCTATTAAGAAATACGGACTGATGCGCGAGAAGGACCACGAAAGCGAGAAGTCGGATTCGCAGCTTAAGCCGATTGCTAGCGCCTTGCTGAAGGAACTCAACAAAATGGCGAAGGAGTCCAGCGTTGACGCACTCGGAGATGCTTCGATTACTTCCGGCAAAATGGTGCAGGTCAGCGAAAAGATGACGGGCATCAGCGGAGGCTTTTACGTTATTACCGATTCACATACGTTTGAGCCTAACGGACTTCATTCGATGAGCCTTACCGTTTCGAAAACGCTAGAGCTGAACGAACTAGAATATGAGCCACCGGAAGAGCCTGCGAAACCTAAGGAAGCCGTTTATACAATCGACGGCAAGAAAATCAAAGGCATCCCGTATACGACGGGCTATATCGCAACTGCTTACGCGCCAGCACTCGGTGGCATAAACGGAAGCGGGACCGGCTTAACGGCCAGCAGCACGAAGGTAGTCGAAGGACGTACAATTGCCGTCGATCCTAGCGTAATTCCACTAGGCTCAGTCGTAGCGGTTTACGTACCAAGTGCGAGCGAGTATAGCGGACTTTACCTTGCGGAAGATACCGGCGGAGCTATTAAGAACAAGAAAATCGACATCGCAGTCAAGCCTTCGAAAGCTAAGGCGTTCGGCGTGAAGAACATCCAAGTCTCGATTCTTGAACGCGGAAGCGGACGGGCGGATGCACGGAGCAAGGCGGCTAAATGGGCGAGCATCGAAAGCAAGTGGAAGCAGAAACTCGCAAGCAATGAGGGAGCCGGTAGCGCTCAAATGGATAAGGCGGCCAGCGTCGTCAAGTTGGCGCGGAGCTTTAAGGGATCCATCCGATACGTATTCGGAAGCAAGAATATCGCAGGCGGAACGGGCGATTGCTCCGGATTTACTCAGTACGTATTCAATAAAGCCATCGGCAAGGAAATCGGCTCAGGCACATCGGCGCAGATACGCAAGGGTAAGCAAGTTTCGAAGGCGAACGCACGGGCGGGCGATTTGGTGTTCTTCCAAGGCACGTACCGCAGCGGAGTATCACACGTCGGTATCGTAACGCGACCAGGATTTTGCGTCAGCTTAGCTTCGTCCGGCTGCAAGGAACACAGATATACGAC